AAGTGGTCTTCAATCACATTACTGTTAACCAATCCTTTTTGAAATAATTTATATATCTCAAAGAAATTGGAGAACTCCTTTTTTGTTAACAACCCTTTTCCAATGTTATTATGGAATACAATTTGTCTATTATGTTCCAATAATAATTGAATAAAATCATCAGGTTGATTTAATATAAATTTTTCACCAAAAATGTTACAAGCATTTTTGAAATTATTTACACCCTCAAATGATTTAACGTTATGTAATACTCTCTTAACCTTATCCCCCTTTAAGTTATGAACTCTCATTAAAGCATCAATATACTTATACCCACACTTCACCAAATCTTTTTTCTTTGGTTGGGGATAGGTATTCATAAGTTCAAACCAATTGTTTGGAACTTTGGTTCCTTGAGCATCCAAATATCTTTTGTAGATTCTTTGTTCAGGAAGTAAGTCAGCATATAGTTCAGTGCCGGGAATGGCATTTACAAAGGTTGAGATTACCTGATTAACTATTGTTGGGATATCAACTTTATCTTTATCAACTATTGAGTTGAATGACTCTCTCAAGTATCGTCTCATATTATTGATAGGGTCATTATTAAAAAGGACTCTTCTAATATTTTTACGACATTTTCTCTTCAAATGGTAATTATCTAATGAACCGGTATATAACGCATTTGTTTTATAGTTGAATGTGATGAACTTACAATTAGTTCTTAATTTAAACCATTTACCCGCAACACGTCTTGTTTTACTATAATTGAATACCTTGAAGGAAACTTTATCATTCTCTTTAGTCACACAGATAATCACCCTAGTCAAATATAAGTGAGCAAGTGGGTTCCCGTAATGTTCTACAAATTTTTCTTCTGTATTGTAATTCGCATTAACAGTATAGTCACCCCAAGGCGTATAACTTGTATGTCTTCCTGAACTTAAACTAGTTTCAATCGTCCCCCAATCAAACTCGTCCTCAACTTCTTTTTTAAGAGGACGAATAGGATTAGTATCCAAGTATTCCCATACTTGATACTTCTTTGCGGTATAGTTAAATAATTCTTCTTTCATCAGGTTTATTTTGAACCACAAAAGTAAGATATTAAATTTGAATATACAAATTAATTAAGGGAAAAATGAGCAAATTGTGTGTGATAAATTATGGACTTAATCTTATCCATATCAACCTCATTGTTCTGAGATTGTTTAAGAGCCACAACGATAGATATAATTTGTTTTTGGGTTAAGGAAACATCCTCACCATTCTCAATATTATCTAATGATTGTTGTTTTACTCTGTCGTAGAAGTCATCCTTTAAAACATCCCCAATTAACTGAATTAAGTCATTGGGGTTGTTATTAAAGAAAGTTATAAATTGATTAATGTAGATTTCAACGTCAACATTTTTCATAATAGTTTTTTTTTAAATTATTCTTCCATATGGTAGAAACCTTCACCCGTATTGTATTGTTCTAATGCTTTTGGCACTTGAACATTCGGACATCTACTTACATTCACAAATGTAAGGTTTGGTAAGTTTACAATACAGTCAGGGATTGTTTGTAATTCTTTGTTGTTTGGACAAGCCAAGAACACTAAGTTCTTTAATTCACAGATTGAGTTTGGAAGTTGACTAATCATATTCTCAAACAATATTGCTGTTAGCGATTGGAATCTACTGATTGTTTCAGGAACATCAATATTAACAGTTTCATTTGAAGTGTTAATAATGTTTAACCTTTTGATTGTTGTTGGTAGTGAGTTGAATAATTCTTCAAAACCATATAATGCCACAAACTTACCTGTTGCAGAGTCCGGATATTTAATCTCAACATTATCTGAATTTGGTTTAACAAATCCTGCTGCAAATTCAGGTTTAAATATTTCTTTAAACTCAGACCATTTTCCATTCAAATATTCAACAACCGGAATATTACCCCCGTGTTGGTTAGCAAATTTAAATTGGTTAGATGGGAAGTGAAATTGATATCTTTCAGACGGTAACCCCGTAACTTCCCCCACTTTACCTTTATCATCATTAGCAATAAAGATATATAATGGACCTTGTTGTCTGTAAGTATTTGAATAACTAGAACCTTCAGCCGCTGTACACCAGTTAGTTTCACCTCTATCAAGACCTCCATTATAACCTCCAAAATACGAAGCCGCTTTAGAACCTAAAGCTCCTTTATCCGCAATTTTAATTAATGTGTATTCAGAACCAACTTTTAAGATTTCAGCGCCAGGAATATTAAAGTTTGTGTTAGACGCAGCACCCACCTCTTTCTTAACTTTTTTACCACGATACATATTTAAATCAACAGTTTCACCATCACCAACTTTAACTTTTAAGTGTGATAAATCACCTAATGATTTAACATTATTAATATCTTTCTTAGCAGCATCTTCTAAACTACCTTTAAATCTATCATATTTCACCAATAACTCAGTGAATTGAGATAAATCTTCTAAGAAAAGTCGTCTGTATTCATTAGCTTTTGATTTATATTCATCACTACCAACCTCAATTGGTTCATTAGAACCTTCACGAGTTAAATATGGTTTAACAAATAGATTCAATAACCATTGAGTGTATTTACCAACTTTAACTTTGTCACTTGTCATATCTTGAACAGACGCCGCATCTTTGTCATAATTCTCAGGAACTCTTGTTGTAGGGTCAGCAAACACTATTTGCTTAACAACCTCAAATGGTAAAATACCTTTTTTTCTGTCACCACTAGGTAAAACATATTTCTTGTATAATATTTGAAAACGAGCGTCTTCAGTAATTAAGTTCGATAATACTTTTGTAATCTTCATTTTAATTGTTTTTATTATAAATATTTGATTTTTGTAAATAATTCGTTAAACCCATTTACTTTTCTTTAACGGGACAAAGATAACTCATTTTTTTTAATATCCAAACTATTTTACGTAATTCATAATTAGAAGTTCTTCTCCCATATTTTGAGCTTTACCTTTCTTAGCCGCAGCCGCTTTAGCAAACTCTTTCTTCTCCCATACATATTGAAGTGGTGGGAACCAAGTGTGTAATTGTGGAAAATCATAATAAGATAATGAGAACTTACCTTGAATACCTTTCAAACAATCCGCTAACCTCTCGTGGTCCGCACTATCAAAGTCGTGGTTATTATAATAGTTCTCAGTCTTCCAATATGGAGGGTCAGCGTAAACATATGTAGATGGTCCATCATACTTTTGAATAACTTCTTCAAAGTCCATATTCTCCACTTTAGTAATCTTTAAGAAATGTTCTACCCAATCCGGTTTAGATAACTTATCTCGGAATGTAAGATACTTTGATTTATATTTACCTTTTAGGTCAATGAAGTTACTTGTTTCAGGCTTAGACCCTGAGAATACTTGAGCCAATACATAAGCGTATTTTGCTGCAACAACATAATCATAAGGTTCTACCTTGAAATTATCGGCGAATATTTCAGCCTGAAACCTGATGAATTGTTCTCTGTAAATGTCCGGTGTTGGAAACTCCCCTCTTTGTTGACAAGGAATGTTATTCACTTCTTCCAATAATCTTTCCGGATTCTGAAGACATTGAAATAAATTGTAGTTAAGCGGATTAAAGTCGTTGTAGACAACTTCTTTTAAATTGGGGTATTGTTTTAAATCCATATTAAAGAATACCCAAAACATACCTGAAAATGGTTCTACGTATGTTTCAATGTCATTTGGTATAAATGGAACAATCCATTTACCTATTTTAGATTTACCCCCGATGTATGATAATGCCATAATTTTTCTTTTTTACAAAGATAAGAAATAAAAAGTAAAAAAGCAAGTTTCTCTTTCAATTATTTTTTACTATATTTGTAGTAAATTAATATTTATGAATATGAAAGAATCTATTGAAACTCAAATTATCGAAGAAAAAGATATTATTGACATTACACCGGACCAACTAGAACAACCTGAAAAAGAATGTAAATCTTGTAAACAAAAAAAAATAACTAATAGTCAGTTGGCTATGGTAATTGCATCATTTTATATATTATTCTCTTCAATATATGGAACAGTTAAATTAATCAAAGAATTAATTCACCTTATCCCTTAAAAAAGAAACCCCTTTTATAGGGGTTATCTTTTAAATTTAACAAACAATTTAATATATAAATCACCTCTATTGTGATACCCTTTACCTTTAACTCTTAATGGTTTTGACGTATCAAATTCTCCCGGTAATTTAATTGAAATCTCACCTAACGGATGTGGGACTTTAACAGTATCTTCTTTCAAGGAATTTAAATCAAAATAAGCGTTGTAAATTAAATCATCCATTGATTTTTCAAAATTATTTTCAGGAACAATTTTAATTCTAACAACTAAATTACCATACATACCATCTTTAAAATCCCCTTTACCTTGTACTCTTAAAAATTGACCTTCATCTATACCATTTGGTAATTTAATAGATATTGTCTCTACATTAGATGTTGTAGTTTTTCCGTGACAAATTCCACAAGTTGTTTTATATGAAAATCCTCTACCACCACAAGACCCACAACTTTGTCTTATAATTTGAGTAAATAATCCGGTCCCTATTTGTTGAGTAATAACTCCTTGTCCACCACAAGTAGAACAAGTTATTCTTTCACCTCCGGACCCATTACATCCACCACAATTATGGTCTCTATTATATGTTATACTTTTTTCACCACCTTTATAAGATTCAACCGCACCAACAACAACTTCAACTATTTTATCAGGAACTGCTCGTTTTCTTTGAGTGTGCATTTGATTAAACATATCCTCAAAAGGGTTAAATCCTCCACCACCCATATTAGCAAATGGGTTCCTTCTTTGATTATCGTATTGACTTCGTTTATTTTCGTCACCTATCGTATCATACGCCTCCGAAATCTTTTTAAACTTATTTTCGTCACCCCCTTTATCCGGATGGTGCTCTACCGCTAACTTTCTATAAGCTTTCTTTATTTCGTCTTGTGAGGCATTTTCACTAACACCCAATATTTGATAAAAATCTTCCATTCTTTACTTAGTTTATATTTAAAGTTAAATTATATATTATGAATTATTTAATTGTTCTATTCAAAAATAAAGTAAAAAAGAAAATAATCAAGAAGTTTAAGACCTCAAATAGAGCGAATACTTTCTACGAATCTTTATTATTGGAAAGTGGTAATGTTATTTTTGATAAACAATATGAAAACGGATTCTCCTTTAATTATGAAATTGCCATACTTGAAAAAGTGTCGGGAACTTTTTTACCTGTATTTTTAAAAGATGAATTTGGTAGAAATATTAAAGTAAATTTAGATAATGAAGATTTTTCTATAAAAAAAATAAACCCATACCATATCGAAGAATTAATTTTAGATACTACATTAAATAAAAAAATAAACTCAAAAGAGTTTATTAGGTTATATTTAGACCCACCCGGATTTAAACTAGTTTCTAAATTAAATAATAAAATTGTTGTTCAAATTGACGATAAATTTAATTTATTTACATTAAAAAATGAATATGATTCAAGTAGGTTTATTGATTCAATTTCTGAGTTTTTTATTGAACAAAAACGTTTTGACTGTATGTTTGTTAAAGATTACTCAAATGCTCAAAGAAAATATCTTTATAACTTATTAGTTGAAAATGGTTTTTCTAAGTCTTACTTACAACGTCAGACAACGACCCATCCTTCAATAAAAACATAAACTCAACTCCGGACATATCTATTTTAAACTGATTAAAGTTCCTATCAACATCTCTAAAATTTTTTTGAACTTTTTTATAATCGTCATAACTAAGTTCCATAGCAACAGCCATAGTCCCATCCGGAAATAATGTTTGTAATCCATCAGCAACAAGAGCTAATTTCTCAATTATCCCATCAATACTTTGTGTAGTCTCTCCCATAATGTTAATTTTTTAGGTTGTTCAATCGGTTTAGTAACAATATCTTCCTTATTTATTTTTTTAATTGTCTTAATAAAATCTTCTTTTTCTCTGTTTAAAATAATTTGATTCTTAACAATTTCTTTATTCAGTAACTCCAGTTCCTTTAACTCCTTCTTCTCCATCATCTAATTTTATTTTATTTACTTTTGGTTTCATCTCAAAACTTAAATCTTTTAAATTATTTAAATTTTGTTTTTCAAAGATAGATTTTAATTCGTTAACTTTATTTTGAAATAATCTATCTTTTTCTTCTAATTCAAGATTATATCTAATAATATTTTTAAGGTTATCTGAAATTATTCCAACACTTTCTTCCGATATTTCAGACACAAAAGAAAAAAATCTATGATTCTCAACTTTACTAGTTTGTTCCATTACTTTTTCTTCATCTACGTATTTTTTAGGTAATTTCCAAGTTGTCGGAAAACTAACATCAAAACTTAAATAGTTTTCTAATTTTCTGACAGACTGTAAATAAGGTAAAAGAGATGAAAATTCTTTATATAAACTCATAATTAATTTTTAATAATAAATGTTAAGCAATATGATATTGCAAATCCAAGAAACATAAGTTCCCATTTACCCCACACCATTTGTTTTGGCGGATTTGAAAATAGGGAACTTATTATTCTACCAACCGTTCTAAGAACAGTCAAAACAGAAAATATAAATACAAATAAAAATACTGTATTAATGTTATCCATTATTAGTCTTTTTTTCTTTCAGATAAAATCTCTTTTCTTAGACTATCTAATAATTTTTTTAAATCCTGTGCAGATTTTCTAGCTCTTGTTCCGGCACTATTGTTACCACCAAAAAACTTTGTCGTGTCAACTGATAATTCTTCAACCAATGACTTAATTTGTTCTAATGTTTCCATCTGAATAATTTTAGTTAATTTATTTTTTATAATACTGTAAAAGTAATTTTTTTTACCCTATAGTAAATACTAACAAGGTTTTTAATGATTTAAAGACTTATCTAATATTTTATAAATGGTTGTAATCATATCTAAATCAGATTTAGTAAATGATTTTTCATTGTTAAATAAGTCAGTAAAAAAAAATCCTATGGATGATTTAACTTTAATATCTTTTTGATGGTAAAATGTTTCATCAAAAAAAGATTCAAAATAATCAAAATGTTCACCTTTTTTATCAAATTTGATATTTTCCTTACTGAAATTATCAATGATTTTATTCCAACACCATTCAAAATGATTTCTATCATCATTTTCCGTTAAAATGATTTTAGTTTCATTAACCTCACTTTCACCTAAGTAAGTGTTAAAAATAAGATTATTAAGTGAATGTGTGAAATCAGAATATAATTCCAATTTTTCAGGAATTATATTATTACTTCGGAACCAAACGTCAACGTCTTCCCGTAATAAAGGTTTTGATATGTAGTTAAAAAAATTCTCCATAGAGTTCGTCTATGGAGAAATTATAAGTTATAATATTTGTTTGTAAATTATTGAGTTTTTTGATTGTAACCAATTAAAGATTTCATTCTAGCAAACTCTTCATTAATTTGTTTTTGTTTTTTAACTTCAATGGATTCTAATTTAGCCATTAATTTATCCCCTTCATCTTCACCTGCAGTATCTTTAATAATTGGTTGAGGAGCTTTGTTATAAGCCTTTTTCTTAATCTGACCTAAGATATTATCTTTTCTAATTTTATTACGTTTTTTATTAACATTAGATTCACCGGTGTTTGCCCACTCAGGATTATTACCTGTTCTTGAAGAACCTTCAATATTATCAGTAACCCATTCTTCATTTGGATGGATTTCATCGTACACTAAATTTTCTTGTCCTGCAGCAGTTAAATTATCAACATACTCTTCAACAGCACCTGACGGGATATACGCTTTTTTACTCATTTTTTCTAATTCACCATTTCCTTTTGGGAATATTTTAGGGTTCATATCGTAATCACCTTTAGAACCATCTTTAAGGTAATCTTTCATTTTTTTGGTAACATCTTTAATGTAATCATTATTTTCTTTACCAGAACCATTGTGTGCTTTTTTATAAACTTCTAAACCTCTTGGAGAACCCCCCATTCCTTTAATGTTATTTTTTTCCGCAGGGTCCTTAACAATTTTATTTTTTTGCTCTTTAACAATTTTTTCAATTAAACTAATCATTTCACTTTCAGTCAATCTGTAAGATTCTTTAATATTTTTTTTGTGGTCAGCACCTTTATATGCTTTAATATTTTTAGCAAAGTTAGCTTGTTTAACTAATTTAGGGTCACCACTTTTTAATGCTTTCTCAATACAAGATTTAGTCACTTCTCCTCCACAATGTTTAGAGAAATCACCTTTAGTTCCTTTTTTCTCAATTTCTTTTTCTGCTTTCTGAATAAAATTTTTACCTTCTTTAGTTTCAAATTTTTTACCGTCAACCTCAAAATTATCTTTACCTGTTTTTCTAGCTTGAGATAATGCACCAGTAAAGGCATTACCTTCATCTGTTTCAGATTTTTTACTTTGTCTCAACATTTTGAAATCTTCAGCATCAATTTTATTGTTTTTATTTTTATCTAATCTTCTTTGACGACCTTTTAATGATTCAGTAATGTTAACACCTTGACACATTTCTTTAGTTACCGGGTCTTCTTTACCAAAATTTTCTATATGATATCTACAAGTTTTTTCTCTGTCTTCGTCAGTATTTTCCTCATCATTTTCAATATCGTCAATAGATTCATTCTCACCAACGTAGTCAAATTCATTATTGTTATTTAAATCTTGGAAATCGTGAATGTCTTCCTCCATTTCACCACCTTTATAACCACATTCATTACATTCACCTTCATACATAGTTCCACCACATTCACATACATTACCACCTTTTATTTTAGAAACAAGACTATCAGCCTTCTCTTCTAAAGTCTCTTTTAGAATTTTAGACACTAAATTATCTAAATAAGTTGTATTTAATTTTTTCATTTTTAGTTTTTATTATAAATATATTAGTTTTTAACTTTATTTCTTTGAAAAGGTATTTTCATATTCATAAGCAATAATTGTTTTAATAACATTTTCACTCATATTATGTCTCTTACTAATATTTTGAATAGCTTTCTTAACTTGTTCATTCTCAAATATTTTTAGAGCTTTAATATCCCCTTGATTACAATATGGAAATTTTTGACATTTCTTTTTAACCTGTACAAATTTTCCTCCAGGAATTTGTGTTTTCTTTTTACCACCCCAATCTTTCTTCTTTGTTGACTTAGCCCAAGCTGAAGTTGTTTCATATGAACCCGATGCACCTGAACCTGTAGCCTCAGTCGCCTCAACTTTTTTGGTTTCACCACAAATACATTTAGATTTAACTCTATCACAAGAATCACAATATTCCTCCTTACCTTCTTTCACACAATTAGGGACCATTTTACCATTTTTATTTTTCATACCCTTTTGGTCATAACCTTTCCAACAATCCTCTTCCATTTCACCTTTGGTTGTTGAGAATAATGGACCTGAATAAGCTCCGGCTGAACTAGCACCTTGCTCCTTAGTTTCACCTTTATCTTTACCCGGTCTAGAGTATCTATTTTTTTTAATAAATGGGTCAGACACAGTTACATTTGGTGTACCAAATTCATTATTTTTTTCTTTAAACTTTTTAAAATCCGGGTCTGTTTGTAAATCTTTTTGGAATTGTTTTTTCCCGCTTTTATTTTCACCCATAATAGGTAATGATGAAGTTAATTTACCAACCGGTTTATTTATGTTAGTTTTACCTACTAATTTGTCAACAATACCTTTTTTCATTGGTCTTTTAATTATTTTTAATTTCTTATTATTTTCAGGAATTTCATTTTTATATTCATTTGCAGCTAAAACAGCATCCATACCACCATTTACAATAGTATTAGACTTACCCATTTCAGTAGACATAGCTTTTTTTAAATCCGACCCATAACTTTCTTTAACTTTCATAAATTATTTAACTATTAATAGATATGAAGTAGATAACACTCCTAAGAATGCCGCCGCTTTATATAAAAAAGATTTAAATTTAACACCTTTTAATTCTTTTTGTAAATCTTTAGTCATTAGGTCGTATTGTGTTATTTGTAAATCTTTCTGACCTATAATAAATTGATTATTTTTGTCTTTCTTTTCTAATAAAAAAATGATTGTATCTTTTTGAACTTCTCTCTGCTCAACTTTACTTAGTTTTAATTGAGTTAATGATAACTCTTCTTTACACCCGTCAAACCTTAATAAGTCTTGATAGATTAATCTAGCTGTTTTAGTTGGAAGTACTACTTTGGTTGTATCTTGCTGCGAATAACTGCTCAAGCTCAACATTACCAAAGTTATTAACATTATTAACTTTTTCATTTGTTTTTTCTTTTACTATTGTTAAATTATTATCAATGTGATGAATTTCTTTAGTGATGTTGGTAACATTTTCTTTTACCTCCATAACTTTAGTATCTATTTGTTTATTAACCACTTGAGCTGAATCAACTTTAACTTGGATTCCCTCTATTTTCTTTTTATAACCACTAACGTCAGTTTTTATACCACTAGTTGTGAAAATATTCCAACCAACCAAAACACCAACAATGATTAATAAAATTGTTTGACTATTACCTTTAGTTATATCTTTCATTATTCCTCAGTTTTAATTGTTTTTTTTCTTGAAGCTAAAACTCCCGCCCATTTTGATTTAAATTTTTCGTAGTAAGTTTTTAATTTACCAATTAAATTTAAAAATTCATCATCAACTTTTAACATTTCACCATTAATATAAACACCATTTTCTTCCCCTATTGAAAAGAAAAATTCAATATCAAATTCTATTAAAGTACCTGACCATTCAACATTATTTGTGTATACATTTAGTTTATTAAAATCTGCCATATCAGAAACACCCGAAACAAATTCATCCATAGTTTCTTGAAAAGCTATTTTTTCATCAGTAGTCAATTCTAAATCTGTTTGGTCTTTACCGTGTAAAACTAATAATCCGCCTGAAATTCGATAAGCTTGTTTTTTATCGTCTTCAGATTCTTCTTCATCATCTTCCGCAGTGTCATAATCAATTTTATCTTGAACTGATTTAGTTACATTAATTTTTGAAGTTACATTATCGTCAGTTAGGTCAACACCTTGTTCTGTCAATAATCCGTATTGTCTACGGATATCCTCATTAATAGTCTCATTATTTAATAATTTTCTTGAGGCTTCTAATAATTGTTTAATTTCATCGTGCGAATTATTCATTTTCTATTTTTTTTAAAAGTTCATTAAATTTAAATGCGGGGCTAACATCTGTATAATCTACACTAAAATTACTTTTAGTTACAATTCCACAATATTTTTCAATCCCATTTATTTTTGTATTATGTTCAATAACTTGAGGTTTAATTTTTACAGTGTCTAACAAATTTTTACATAATAATCCAAGATTTTCAATCTGAGATTCTGTATATGGTTGCCAAAAAAAGTAATCCCTCCACTTCTTTTCAAACACGTTACCTTTATAAATATCGCCAATCCAGTTAATGTAATGGTCTGTTAGTGGTTCTTTTTGTAACCACCCTAAATTTTCTAATGATATAATAATCGAATTACGATTTATATTGGGGTCTTTGAAGTATTCCGAATGTTCGGTGTTTCCCAATAATTGAATAATTTTACCTTCTCGGGTAACAATGTAGTTAGGTATTCGTTTAAAATCCCCATTATAACGAAACTTCAACGACTGAAGATAGTCGTTGAAGTTTCTTGATGTGTGTGTCAATATGATTTGGTGTTTCTTTTTTTGTTTCCCAACAGGTTTGAACTCACCGTATTTTATAATATCTATCATTCCACATAGATTAATGTTTTATGATTGTGGTTTAATATAACTCAATCTATTTGGTTTCGGAGATTCATCTATAATATCTTCTTCAATAATTTCTTCAATCACTTCATCAACTGATTCTGATTGAAATTGTGGTAACTCAATATATTTTTCAACGACCACCTCAACCGGAACTTCAACTATTTTCTCAACAATCACTTCCTCAATAATCGGAACCTCAACAATTACTTCCTTAATAACTTCTTTTTCTACAATAACTTCTTTAATAACTTCTTTTATCACATCATTACTTGATTTTCCATCATCGTATTTTGTGAAGAAGTGTAAAGATGTTAACGAGATAACCGGAAGTAATCCACCTTCTAAGAATGCCAACCATCGTTTCATAGCAATAACATCATTGGCTTTAGAACCTAACATTTCCCATACCGGACCAGTTAGTTCCATCCAAGATTTAAATAATTCTCCTGTCTCATCAATTTCTTTATAAGAGAAAAAGATATTACCAATCATTTGAATAAAAGTAATAATCCCAAACATAAACCATACTCCACCTTTGATTTTATTGGTTGCAGCAACCAATGCAGTCATTGCACCAATTTCAATCGCTATGGATAAGTATATAGCCCAACTTATTGGGTTTGCTAAGTTATACCAAGATACAACGTGGGATATAGATATTCCGGCAACCAATAGAATTGGTACCAAGAACATCGCTCTATTTGGGTGTTCCTTAATGGATGCCCATAATGACTTAATCATTTGTTAATTTATTTATTTCTTGGTCAATCTCAGTTTGTCTATTAACATCTAAGATTTTTCTATCAGACGCTTGAATAGCTCTTTTCTCTGATTTAAGACCTTCAATTTTTATTTCTTTACGAAGTTTAACCGATAGGGAATCAACACTATCATTAACATCTTGGATTCTTGAGTTAGTACTACAAGTTTTGAAAAATGTGATAATAACAAGGAAGAACATTATTCTTACTCCCCACGCATCAATAAAATTTAATATTGCTTTCATAATTTTTTGTATTAGTTTTATCATAAAAGTAAAAAACCTTCTATCATAATAAATAGAAGGTTCTAAACTTTTTATAAGTATTCAAATAATATTGAACTGTCATTCCTTAGTTTTCGTAAGGCTTTCTCTTTGATTTGTCTAACACGTTCTTTTGTTAAATTAAAATCACTTCCAATATCTTCAAGGGTTCTTGGTGTCCCACTAAGACCATAATAATCCTCTACAATTACTTTTTCTCTTTCATCTAATACACTTAGTAATGAATGTAATTGTAACTTTAATTCATCTTTAGTATTAAACCCTTCGTCAGGCATATCCGCTTGGTCATTTCTAATAATATCAACAAGAGTATCACCATCTTCATTAATACTCATATCCAAATCAACCATTGAAGGTAAGTTTTGAAACTTATCTTCTAATTTACCTCCGTTAGATTCAATAGCTTTTTTAGCTCTATGTAAATCCTGAACCACGTTAACCGGTAGTCTGATTGTACGAGCATTGTCGTTTAACGATTGAAGAATAGATTGTTTAACCCACCACACAGCGTAAGATATAAATCTAAGGTTCTTAGACCAATCAAAGTTTTGGATTGCTTTCATCAACCCTAAGTTACCCTCAGAGATTAAATCAGGAAAATCTAAACCTTGATTTTGATATTGTTTTGCTACGGTAATAACAAAACGTAAGTTACCTTCCAATAGTTCTTGGTTCACCTCGTCAATCTCTCTTGGAGATAAAGTTCCGGACGTAATTAACTTTGACAATTCCCTCTCTCTTTCAGGAGTCATTACCTTAATTTTACGAATGTCTTTTAAATACAAGTTAATCTCTTCTTGATTAATTGGAATACCTGAGTTTTTTTCTTTCATATTAATTTGAATATTTGTTTAGTTGTAATAATTCTTTTTCAGTCAGCGAATTTAAGCCTTTTTCTTTAATCTTCTCTAATAATTCGTCTAAAGATGGACTACGTTGTTTATTTTTAATTTCATCAATGTCGGTCCACTCATCGTCATCATAGTCAAAATCAAAGTTTTCAATGTTTAATTTAAAATTATCACGGATTTGGTCTTGTATCATTTTTCGTACCTCAAATTCATTTGGTTCAGAACCAAGTGGTTTTTCTGACATAAAGTCACTAATACCATCATTAAAAAGATGTTCGGATATTTTTTTAGGTAAACCGTATGACAAATTGTCAGAAGTATAAGGTAGTAAGACATACATAATATCCCCAACTCCTAAAATCATATCAATATAGTCTTTCACATCCTCGTGGGAATCCAATGTTGAGATTGTGAACACAGATGATTCTGGTCCAAAATAAAAATTAAGATTTGGTGTGTCAGAAATAACACATAATTCTTCTGCAATTTGTTCTGTAAATTCTTTTGGGTTGTCGTTTTTTGTAAAGACAAATAAAATGTATTTGGTTAAGTCCTTCATACGTTATACGTTTAGATTAGATATTATGTTACAAAGATACGAAAAAAATTATGTTCCCCAAACTTTTATTGTGAAACATAGCTAACATTTTCTTCTTTTCGGATTCTAACCACATTATCAGCCCAATTGGTAACTAATGGATTGTGAGTTATAACAAATATTTTTTCAAAATAATCCTTAATTTTACTAAAAAATTCTGACACCATTTCCAAATTATCGTTTGATATTTTTCCAAAGACCTCATCGAATACCACCAGATTTGCACGTGGTAATGAACATATCTTACTCAACACCGCTCTTAACGCTAGTGACGCTATTGACCTTTCATATCCTGAACCGGAAGACATCGGTTTCTCAACTTGAGTGTTGTTGTCAATCATAAGGAAGTCAACCTCGTTCTTATCATTAATCTTAACCTCCAATCTAAAGTGACAACTATCTTCCAATAACCTTTGAAGTTCACTATTAATAAGTGGCATCATTGTTTTCATTATAAGTTTGGTTACACCATTCTTACCAAAGATTTCCAAATAGATTTTATAGATTCTTTCTTTCTCCGTTTCTTCAGCAATCTTTCTAATTGTTTCCAAGTTAGAAGTTATCTTGGTAGTTAGATTAGTAATCGTAAACTTATTGTTTGAGATACTAGTTTCAATAGTTTTCTTCTCACCTTCAAGTTCATCAATTCTAATCCCCGCTTTAATCAACAACCCATCTGTCTTATTGTTTTCAATAATCTTATCCTGAACTTCAGAGTATCTTTCCAATTTGGTTTTTAACGCATCAATCATCAATTGGAAACGTTCAACACTTAATTCATATTTCTCTTTGATAAGTTTGTTTTTCTCATACTCATCAAACTCTTTTTTAAGATTAACAAAACTTTCTTCTTTGCTGGTTAATTCACGCATTAACCCCAATAATTCCTCTTTATGCGTGATAAATCCTGCAAGTTCACCAATTTTTGCATTGGTTATAGCCGCATTCATCAGTTCAATACCACAGTGTTCACATTTGATTCCACCATCAACCGAACTCTTAAGTTCTTCAATACTTTTAATCTTAGCGTTGTTCTCCGCTTGTTTAGTTATCAAATCCTTAATCTCTTGTTTCACCTCATCGTGTTTGTCCTCGTGGTAAAATTCAGATGGTTCAACAACCTTAACACCATCTCTATCTGAAATAGCTTTGGCTTTTTGTAGGTCCAACCCATTAATCTCTTCCTGAACTTTGTCCGGAGAAACCGTCACCAATTCATTATCAATGTTGTGTTTGGATTTTAACAACCCATCACGATACTCTTGTCCTTTAAGGATTCTTGCTTTAGCATCTTCCAATTGAGTATCTAATGTAAGATTAGTTTCGGTTAGGGTATCAATTGTTTCTTGACTAGTTTGGTTATCCGTTTTAAGTTCTTCAGAGTTATAGATGTTTGATAACATTCCTTTGGAGAAGTCACTATAAATTTCTTTAGCGGCTTCTTCCTTACGTTTAAGGAAATCTAACCCCATAAACCTTGAAAGAACTTGACCCCTCGCCGTAGGTTTGGCGTCAATTAGTTCTTCCAAGTTGGTGGCAGTTGTTAGGATTGTCATTAAGAAGTCCTCTTTGGTTCCGATAGACGTTTTAATAAACGCCTCGGTCTCTCTTCGTTGTTCTCCGGTGAAGTTCTGCAAACTACCATCAGACAATCTTTTATAAAAGTCCAACTCGGTCTTAACCGTCCATTCATTTTTCTTTGATAACTTTCTCTCAATATTTCTCAATATAATATACTCCTCACCATCGATTGTAATCTCACCTTTTACGGCAACTTTGTTTCTGTCTGTAAACCTGTTGAATATTTCCTCCGCTTTAGATGTTTTGGTCGTCTCATTAAAGAATAAGAACATAAGTAAATCCACAGTAAGAACTGTCTTACCCCCAAAGTTAGGTGGGTTTGACTCTACAACCGTAATCCCATCACACTTCTCAAAATCTATCTTTTGATTCTCACCATAGGATAAAAAGTTTGAGAACTCAATGTTCTTGATATACCATCTTTTAAACGGAGCAGCATCAGTTTGAGTTTGTAACAATTTGTTATCCACAATACTATTAAGTTGGTAGATATCATCGTAGTGTTCCATATTCCCCTTTGACTCCAAGAATGAACGAACTAGTTCTAATTGATAGTTCTCATCCAAGATGTTAAAGGAGATGTCTACGGTATGTGTGGTGTCGTCAGCAACCTTTGTCTTGGTGATTACGTTGACGTTGGTTGTGTTATACTTCTTTTGGAAGTAATGACGAACACTCTTTATTTTTTCTTGTGTAAAGTTTTCAGCATAATCCTCCCATACAATCTGTAGGTAAGGATTATCAAAACTTGTGATATCTAAATCTTTTATCATTATTGTGTAATTAAATTCTATGGGGGGATTAAATAAATCCATTTGTTTTAATTCAGTTCTTCTACTTCTTCTTGAATGGAATCACCACCATCTCTTCTATCCTGAGCCACCAACACGGTATCCAAGTTCCAACCATCATATGCGGTTAGTTTTTCACATCCTCTATCCATCCAATAAAATTCACTCATCCAATCATCCCATTTGGAATCAACTAGTTTAATGAAGTTCTCATCGTTACCTCTATCTCTATATCGTTGGATGAACTCCTCTTTTCTGTTATCATCCGGATAAACCAAATAGAAATATAAACAGTTGTCCAATAACGCGTCTCTCACTTCTTTATGTGAAGAAACAAAGATGTATTTGTGTTTTCCAATGTTCTCTTTAATATGAGTAATATAGTTCTGAGGAAAACTTGGGTTTCTTGTTTTATTACCGTGTTCATCAATAACCCAACTAAAACCACTTGAATCGGAATCCAAAGTGGTATCAGGATTATTTTTATGATAGGTAGTTTTTCCTACCCCGGGAAATGCTGATACTATCTTAGTTCTCATTAGTCACTTCAGGTGTTAAAACTTCAACATCAGTTATGTTAATTTCATTTACATCACCCATAATCTCAGCGTTTAATTCTGTTGTCTCACCATTCTCAGACTGATATTGGGCTTTCAACTCCTCCATTTGTTTCTCAAACATTTCAGTATACTCTGCTTGAGCTTTTTTTCTTAATCCTCTAAGAGAGTTGTTTCTTGTTGTTACTCTTGCTTTGTGAGCCTTTGCTCCACCACGTAATTTTGACTTTGGCATAATTGTATTTATTTAATTGTTATTTATTTCTTGATTCATCTGTTCTCGTATTTCATCTAAAGTAATCCCCGGTTCACTATTAATTCGTTCCTTAACCTCATTAGTCAATCTATCAATAATGTCTTGACCCAAATTGTTATCTCTATCTGTAGTTCGTTTACCATTAAACGTTGTTTCATCTTCATCATCCTCATTTTTATAATAATCAAGCCAATCCGGTCTCTCATCAATTTTAATACTTTCAACCTTCTTAATCATCTTTTGAACTTCTGTTTCAGACCCTCTTAACATTTTAGATAATTGAACTTTTCTTTCTATATTTCTAAATCGGGTATAAAAATTTTGAGTGTTAGCTTTATGAAAATTTATATCTATATTATTGTCTTCCAAATAATCTATAATATTAACAATTTCATCACTATCATCACTAATACCCATATCATTTACCAACTGAAAAAAATCATCACACTTAATAATCTTTCTCGTCTCAGTTTTATCTTTCAAAAACTTAATTACAAAGTCACCTAATTTATTTTCCATATCTTAATTTTTTGTTGGTCTATTTTCCTCAAACCATTCTACAATAGCGTTTATTGCCCACACAGCTCCGGATGACAAAATCCCATCAAAGAACCAACTAATCCATAGTGGTGTTCCAAACAATGCTAAAGTTGGTGAGAATACTGTTAATGATAAAAACCAACCCCCGTGAAAGCTAAAACACATCGGACAGGTTAATATACCTGATATGAAGTGGCCTAATCCGTTAAACGGTAATTGACTTTCACCCCAATTTTTAAAGAAGTTTCTTACCCCTTGAAATATTGACCCGTAGACCATAATGTTCATAAGCCCGTAGCTTAATATGAACCAAGTTAAAATGTTAATCATATTTTCTATTTTTTTTAATATTATCCTCAGCCCATAATGGCTGTAAATTTGTGTAATGGTTTAATGATAATAAATCTTCTTCGTTTTCAGATAAATAAAGTGGTTTTATATGGTCTAAATGCCACTCACCATAATTTTCCCAAGACATACCTTCAGTAAACTTACTTTCAATATACAACTTAAAATTTTCTTTATCAAGTCCTATAATATCAAAGGTTCTTTTACTTTTATTTTCACCTGTTAAAAATTCTCGTATCCTATTTCTAAGATTTTTTTTCATTCGTTCTAATGAGTCAGTTTTTAATTTATTTTTTTTCCACTCATTATTTTTATTTCTTTCATTTTTTTTATTATTATAATAATATTGTTTTCTTTTCTCTCTTTCACTTTCAACATTATTCAAATAATATTCTTTTCTATTTATTAATTGTTTTTCCCTAAACTCAGAATTTTCACGATATTTCTTTAATCTTTCTTTTGAAGTCATATGCGGATTATTAGTTAGATACCTATCAATAGTTTCTTTATATTTTTCAGGATTGTTATCTCTCCATTTTTTACTACTCTCTTTAATCTTATCCGAATTTTTACTTCTAAATTCTGAACTTCTTAATTTTTCACACGATTTACAATAAATTGATTTACCATCTTTATTATTTTTATTGTTACCAAAATCACATAACAATTTTTCAATATCACATTTTTTACATATTTTCATAATTTAACCTTTATATATAAATATCATAAAATATAAAATGTATGATGTGTTCGGGAAAAATATTATTCTCCTATATAATGTGTACTTATGTTCTCACCTTCTTCAACTTCACTTATGAATTTTTGGATAGAACGAAATTCTTTTATTTTTTCAATTTGGTCATTTTCAGTTGAGGTCGTTTCAAAACGTAGTCTAGCACTACCATCACCATCTACTGTGACCGGGATAGTTCTGCTAGACCCAACTGAACCTAAAATTTGTATCTTTGTTAGTAATTCAAGTAATTCTTGTATTTCTTCCTTACCACCACTAACTCTAACATTTAAATAATAATTTTCCATATTACATTGTTTCATTTATGTTTGAACCTTTCAAATAGACTGCTCCCTGACTTACTTTAATTGATTCCAATTGTTTATTTATATTTTCAAGGTCTTCAATCCTTGTGTTTTTTAAAGATAGTTCTTTTCTAAGTTTCTGTAAAGTTTCTTGAAGAAGTAATACCTTATCATTTGGTTTTTCTACTTCAACTATTCTTTCCACAATAGTTTCAACCGGAACTTCTTTGATAACCTCCACAATTTTTTCAACAATTATTGGTTCAGGTTTGTCACAAATATTGTCTAAATTTGTGACAGGAACTTCCACCATAACTTCTTTAATAATTGGTTCTTGATTTTCCAACTGTTGTATTTTTAACAACAGTTCATTTATTTTATTTTCGTCCCCAATTTTATCTATATTTGGGACAGGAACTTCCACTATAACTTCTTTAATAACCTCAACTTCTCGGATTATTTCTTTAACTACCTCAACCTCTTTGATAACTTCAACAGGTACTTCTACCCGTATTTCACGGATTACCTCAATTTCTACCTGTTTTTCACCAACAATATCCGTTTTTCCCAAATCATCTCCAAGTAAACCATATTTTTTTATGTTAAACCCTTCGGTATAACATTTGGTAATGAACTTATCAACATCCTCAATATTGTTTAATTTACAATACTCGTTGACGCTACTTAATTGACTATGTGTTAGTTTTATTTGTAACACGTTCTTTGTTTTCATTATACGTTATCCATTGGTCAACTTTGGAACAATCGTGACTATCAACACCACATTTCTTTAACTTATTTTTAAGTTTTTTTAATTGTTTAATAGTCAATTTATCCACCCAAACCGCAATATGTCCGTGTTCCGGTTTTCCCAATAATCTATCTCTTTTAATCTGATTCTCTATTTCATTCCATTCGGAATCAGTCATTGATTGTCTTAAATTTCCCATTTTTATTTAATTTTTATTCCACTAAAATATTCAAAGTCAATAATTGTAAACTCTTCAGTTCTTCCCGGAGTTGAGCGGTTATATTCTACAATCACTTTGGTATCAGTAATTTCTTTTATAGTTACATTAACCGGTGTAGACCCCAAGTCCAAATCAAGAGTTCTACCTATTAAACTATTTCCCACTATTAACTAATTTTTCAGTTCCATTTATTATATCATCAAATGATTTCATCTTAAATGATAAGAAAGGTTTTGGATTGTGTAAATCAACAAACAAATACTCATCTGTTTCTAAATCATAAACCCCAAATCCGTGTTTGGTAATACTTTCCCCATAGTTCTGTTGCAAACACGAACCTATCATCACACCTCTTTTACCATTTGGTATATTAAAAACCGCACGTTTGTGAACATCCCCACATAAAACAAGGTCTAAACCATTAAACTTTTCAGTGTCATATGCGTGTGAACCAAAGTCAAATCCTAAATCTGTGGTTAATCCGGCAACAGGGTCGTGGAATAACCCAATCTTAAATCCAACCGCAGTATCAATTTCCGGAGGAATATTACCTTGAAATTGTGAATATACACACCAAGACACATTTTCATCCTTATAAACCCCCCTATTCTTGTAATAAACAATATTTGGATTATTTAAATTATCAACAATAGGTGTTATACTATCCAACCTTTCATCATTCTTCAAATTTGCGTCGTGATTACCAGGAATTAAAATTATTTTAGCAATTTTAGAACATTCAGTTAATACCCAAGAAGACATTTCTATCGCCTCAGGTGTTAGTTGGTTTTTACTATGTAATAAATCACCAGTAAACACGATTCTACAAGGTTTAATCTCTCTGAATTGTTCCAACATATTATTCAAGATTCCACGATATAAATCGTGGTCTTTGAATAATCTAATATGTAAGTCACTGAAGTGACAGATGGTCTTTATCATATTACTTACTTATCAAATAATTTAAACTCTTCGTTTACGTGACCGCAATCGTCACATCGATAGGTAGGAAACGGGACAATATTGTCTTCCTGACTCCCGGTTAACAGTTTGTTAACTTTTTTTATCAACACAACTTCTTTGAAGTATATGCAGTCACATTCCTCACACACCACGGTAGGTTGTTTTTTTAAATCAATCTTTGGTTGTAATAAATCATCCATATGTTTTTCTTTTAAATTTAGTTTATTTTTGTTTCTTTGTCAAATACTTTGACATATCCATTTCCAAAATAGTATCTTGAACTGACTTGGGAACACGGAACTCTTCATATTGTCCAATTTCTTTAACAAGAACAATTACGCACCCATACAATTTAATGTCTTCGTATTTGGTTCCTTGTAACATTTTAATAAGAAGTTTCCCATAAAATGGTAATTGAGTGAAGTAGTGACCCAACGCGTTGTTTGGTAACTTATTAAACGGGTAATACATTTTTTTGGTAAAATGATTCTCTTCAAAATTCTTCGGCTTATTACTTTTCCAGTCTGTTATTACCAAACCAAACTCAGTTTGTTCCTTATTCATAATCAACCACACCTTATCCGGTTGTCCTGTATACTTCAACTCGGGGTCACCCAATACAATTTCCGTATCTAATAACACAGCTCCTCTCTCAACCATAAGGTTCAAGTATGCTGTTCCCGCAGATATCATACTATCCCCCTTTAATATTTGAGTAAAGTCACATTCAAAGATAGGTTGTCTTACTTCTTTATAATTCCCAAACATCTCAATCGTTTTCTTCTCCAACATATAGTGAACTCTACTTCCCATATTGGTTGAATAGTCTCCAGCGGCTTTCCACTCATCTAAGAGTTGTTGTTGAACCTCAAGGTCACCTTTAGCTTTCTTTAGTGAAATACCTTCCGTATCAAACTCTTCGTAAAAGTATTTCATTACCTTACTAACAGATGGATAATCACTTCGGATTACACCGGTTTCATCCTTCATATAATAAGTGTGGGTATCCTCAACGAATGTTAATTCAAGTTCCTCTCTTCGTTTATCTAATAACCCTCTTATTTCTTTTGCAGCCTCATTTAAATCTATCATCTATTTCATTGTATAAAAATAATTATTTATGTCACCCCTTAAATCGGCAACATCGGCATCACCCGTTAATTTTATTATTTTAATCTTACCATATAATCTACCCCCATTTAAGTTGTGGTATAATTTAACAGCGTCTTGCCACGCATCAGCGTCAAGACATATAATTATATTCCCGTTCGCCTTTTCGTATATTGTGTTAAGTAATAATTCCGACATATGTTTTCCCAACATAGAAATACTATTAGGTAAGAATATTGCATCAAACGCACCCTCACAAAGATGAATGTCGGCATTCCAATTGATTGTACTCTCAAAGAAAATTATCTCATCTTTTGATGCCTCAGGATTTTTGTATTTGGCTCTTGAATTTGGGTCCCAACTTCGGGCAATAAAATAGTTTAACTCATCCTTACTATCATAAGAAGGAATTATTATTCTACCTGAGAACGCACCCTTATCACAAAAACCAATTCCATACTTCTCAATAATTTTATCTGTTATCCCTCGTTGATTTAGGTAGTTATAAGCTTGACGACGAACCGGATAAACCAAACTACTATCCTTGAATTTGGTAAATCCTTCGGGTAGTTTTAATTTATTAACTCGTTTCTCTTTTGGTTTGTGATTTTCAGGTTGGAGTAAGTTATAAACTTTTTTCTGTTTTTTATTACCATATCGGTCAATTAACTTCCCTAATGTTCCGTGAGTTCCGTTTTCATCTGAACACGACCAGCAACGCCAAATATGTTCAAAGTAATTAACTTCTAAATTTCCTTTGTTTCTACCCTCATCACACTCAGGACAATTAAAACTAACCTGCCCTTTAGATTGGTAATGAAGTTTCTCATCACCTAATATTTCGTGTAGTATCTCTAATAAAATTTCCGCATCGTCTGACATAAAGACAAAGATAAACAAAAAACTAATAAAAACAAAATATTTTAATGATTACTTTTTTTTATATTATCTGAAGCCCACAGAGGTTGTAAATTAGTTAAAGAATTAACTATTTTAGGGTCAGTGTTTTTTTCAAATTTACTAATAGGTATTATGTGGTCTATATGCCATTCCCCCCAATTTTCCCAAGACATACCATCAATAAATAAAGTTTCTAAATGTTCTTTTAATTGTTCCGCAGAATACCCTAAAATTTCATATGTTGTTGATTCTTTTTTACCCCCAAATCGTCTAGTCACTGAACCTAACATCCCCCTCCAAGCATATTCGTGAGGTTTATTAATATATCTTAACTTAAAATATTCGTTAATTTTTTTACGATTATTTAAAGCATATTCTTTGGTTCTTTTCTTATGTGTTTTTGAAAACTCAGGTAAATTTTGATAATCATTTTTAAATTTATCACTACGACATTCTTTACACATTGACCTATAACCATCTTTAGACCCAATTTGTTTGTGAAATAAATTAATATCTTTTTCAATTAAACAAGATGGACAAGTTTTTCCGGTGATAATTGATTTATCATTTTGTTTATTTTTATGATAATCATTTTTACTTTTAACTTTACGGCATTCTTTACATTGATGAAATCGACCATCTTTTTCCCTATTATGTTTATGAAATTCACAAACATCTTTTTCAACTAAACATTTACTACATATTTTTTTCATCACCAAAATATTCTGTTAATAATTTATTAGTCAACGATGATAAATTAATATGTTTATCTCTAATTATTTTTTCAATATTAGGGTCTATTGTTATAGACATCCTAATTTTTTTTTCTTCTGTTTTAATTTTTTTACGCCCCATATGTATAAATATCTTATTTTTTGTAAAAGTATCATTTTTTTTTAATAAATAAATTATTATTATCAAAACTTTATTAGTTTTTTAATGCCACTATATTTATGATAATAACTTTTAATCAAATGCCGACAAACATTAATATCAATAACATATCAGGAGCAACACCTTTTAATCTTTATTTGTGTGACCAAACAAATGTTACTTGCATTTATATTGACACAATTCCGTCATCATCATTACCTTACAATTTTCAGGTTCCCGTGATTTTGGAAAATAATCCGTCTTACAATTTAAAAGTTGTCGATAATAATGGTTGCACATCAATTTCAAATATCCTAATTTAATATGCCTTGTAGTTCTACATATTGTATAAATAACACCGGATTAGTAGGTGCCGATGATAACTACATAACAGGAGGAACCTATAATGGTAAATCCTATTGGACAGGTCAAACTAGTGGTTGGACTATATATTATTCAACAGGTGCAACAAGTTATTGGTGTTTATCTGATACATTAGGAGGAACTTGTTATTTAACGGGAAAATATCCGTGCACAAGTTCTTGTCCTGACTTATCAAGTGTTTACGTTTTTAGTGGAATGTGTCCTACACCTACTCCAACCCCAACACAAAATTGTGATGTGTTAGATTTTACAGCATTATTTGATTGTGAATATATACCAACCCCAACACCAACTCCAAGTGCAAGTGTAACTCCAACACCAACAATAACACCATCTTCAACAAATTTTTGTTCAATTATTGGTATTGACGCTAGCGGATACACTTACACACCAACCCCAACACCAACCCCAACAGTAACACCAACAAAATATAACACAAAGAATAAAAAAGCAATATTACCATTTTATTCAGATTTAATAACAAGAAATTGTCCATTATATGGGTTTGCCAACTATTCTGCAATTACCGGTCAAATAATTTGCCCAGGGTCTTTAAAATTCCAAGATTGTTATTATGGTGATTTTTACTATTGTAATAATGTCACAGGAAAACCAACAGGATATCAGTTTGAATTATTTAGTGTGTATGGTGCATCTGTAACTATATCAGGAATCGCATCAAATAAATGTATTTTTTATGTAGGAATAGATTATAATCACGGAAACATAAATGATATTAATATTTTATCAGGTTCTTATGGTTATTCTTATTCTGGTGATTGTGTTTATTGTCAAATAGCTTTAACACCAACACCAACACAAAGCCCTACACATACACCAACACCAAGTATAACCCAAACTCACACTCCAACACACACTCCAACACCGAGTGTTACACATACTAATACACCAACATTAACTCAAACACCAACTTATACACCAACACTAACTCAAACACCAACACACACTGTAACACCAAGTATAACACCAACACACACTCCAACAACAACACACACACCAACTCCAACACTTACACCAACTATAACACAACCGGCAGCAATGAACGAAACATTTACTATGACAGCTAGAAGTTTAAATAATGTTTCTATTAGTCTTGTGATATCCCCACTTTTACCATTCAGGGTTGTTTGGGGAGATGGTAATACTATGGTATATACTCCAAATACAACTATAGCAATCACTCACACATATTCATCACCATACACTGGAAATATATTAATTCAATCATCTGACTTAACTTCAATTACTACTTTTCAAGCAAACATCGGTACATTACCATTAATAACTGACACAAGTACTAGATATTTAGAGGTTGGAACTTCTCAATTATCACTATTAGATGGGCTAACAGTTTTTAACGTAGCGAATATAGTATTTTTATCAGGAAATCTTAATTTATTACCGTCATCATTAATAACTCTTTATGTAACTTATGGTAATTTATCCGGAGATATTCAATATTTACCATCAACTATTGAATCATTCACAATTAATTACTTATCCTCGTCATTAAATATGTCTAATACGATACTAGGAAATGTCGCCAATTTACCAATAACATTAACAACATTTGCTATAGGTGGTAATAATACATTAAGTGGTAATATTCAAAACATCCCATCATCATCTCTTGTAGACCTTGTGATTGAAGGTCAAAACATCATTAGTGGAAACATAGCTTTATTGTCAACACCATCTTTATATAGAATATACATTGGCGGTCTTAACACTATTTCAGGTGATTTAGGTGGATTACCTAATAGTACAACTCAAATACAATTATACGGTAATAATACGGTAACTGGAGATATTTCAACGTTACCCCCAAATTTAATCCGAATTGAGGTTTCAGGTTCAAACACATTATATGGTAATATAAACACATTTAACTATTCAACCTTAATTACAGTGTCAATTGTAGGTAATAACGTTATTTCAGGAAATATTAGTTCAATAAACTTAAAATCCGGGGCATTCTTTTCTTTAGAAGGTAGCAATACAGTAACCGGTGATATTGGAACTCTTGGTAATTCTTACGCGTATTATCAAATATTTATTGATGGTCATAACACTATTTCAGGAAATATTCAAAACTTACCATCTAACGCTAAAAACATTACTATATCAGGACAGAACACTATTTCCGGAGATTTATCATTAGTTCATTTAGCAATTAATCGTTTAATAATTCGTGGTAATAATACCATTACAACATTCTCAAATAGTTCTAGAATTTTTACAAATTTAAGTACAATTATAATTAGTAGTTCTTCAGGATTTAATAGTACAAATATTGATAAATTACTAACAAGTTATTCAAATTCAACTTGGTCTAGTGGTATACTACAATTAAGAGGTACTAGTACACCAAAATACACTAACATATCGGCATATTCGACATTACAATCACCACCTAGAAATGTTAATATAACTATATCATAATAAATTATGACATCAATAACATTACTTAACATCACAGGTTTAACTTACCCATACGATATTTACGTATGTGATGTGTATGGTAGTAATTGTGGTTATGTTGCTCAAGTTATATCTTCAATTCCACCAACAATAGAAATTGTATTACCACCACCATTTAATATGGCACCGGCGGTGGGTATTAAAATAATAACATCAGATAAATGTGAACGATTTAAAATTATTGATTGTTTAAATATTCCTCCAACAACCATAGATTGTTCAAGTTATGTTACTACAGGTACAACAGATATATTTAAGTATAATATTGACACGAATGTTTTAACACATTTAACATTCCCATCATTACCATCAATTGGTGACATAGCAAATAATAGTAATAAATTTTGGATTACCGATACTAATAATCCACAAGAAATTACCGAATATTATATCAACTCAACACCATTTCTAGCATTATATAATAGAACTCTATACCCATCAAAACCTTTATTAGGTTTATGTGTTAAAGATGAGAATACTTTAATTTCAACAATCACCGGAGCAACTGCTGGGTCGTCCTATATTGTAGTTGAGGCAGATATCTCAACAACAATACCAACAATAACTAATAAATTTTCATTACCCGGAACCGGTAGAATAGTTGGAGGAGATTTGTATTATTTTCCTACAACAGATAAATTATTTGTTTCAAGTGTGGGTGGTGGTAATATATATTTAACTCAATATAATTATACAACAGGAACTATTGAATATGATGTAACTCTTAATCCATCAATTACAGGGGTATATGGATTGTCATCAAAAAATAATAAACTTTATCTTTTTGAATACTCAACAGGAAAAGTATACCGTCTTGACGATATTACAATACCAACATTTACATTAGTTCAAACAACAATTCCTGGTGTTGGTGCTGCGTCATCAGATGTTAGTTGTGCAATTGCTGTAACACCTACACCTACACCTACAATAACACCAACAATCACCCCAACACACACCCCTACACCAAGTATAACACCTTCACATACACCAACACCAAGTATAACCTCATCACATACACCTACACCAAGTATAACACCAACACATACTCCAACCCCAACATATCCATATGTGTTTGACCCATATGTTTATTTAGTGCCGGAACCACAAGACACTACATCATTAACTAATTTAGGAACTTATATGTATAATAGTGGGTCTACTAGTTTCTTAGGATGGGGTAATGGTGGTGTTCCATCTGTTAGTTCTTATTCTAACGATTTAAATATTTACATTCATTACTCAGGATTTACCGGAAGTAATGGAAACTTTATAACTAATGTATCAACATTAAAAGGACACATTAGACAATTAGTTGGAACTGGTACAGATAGTTATGGTTGTATTCAACATCAATATTCATTCAATACAATCGAATTATTAACAACACAAATTAATCCAAATATACAATATTTCTACACTCTTTGGATACCTTTAAATGCGGTAGGTGGTTCAATGACAAATATGACTATTGATATTGGTTCAAATATACCTTGTTCTACTGATATTGTTTATAACGCAATCCCTGATGCCGTATTGGCATCAACTAATGTTGTTGTTTCAAGTGGTGCAGCAATCCCATCAAACATATATAGAGTTCTTTGGATTGACCCAACTTGTTTAATCCCAAGTTCAGTTCCACCACCATCATTATCATCGTCATTATTCTTTAAAGGAAATACAAAAACATAGTATTTATTATTATGTCAGTACCATACAAAAATCCAATATCCAGCGTTCAAGTATCAACGCCACAATCCGTTTCAAGAACATCAGTTTTTGGGACCAACTTTTCAGTACTTAATGTTGGTGGTTATATGGAAGTATATAACCTATCTGATTTAACTTTAACATTAACGGCATCAACTTACCCATCACTAATTCAATTATCTGCCAATACCATACCGATACGATATATGAAAGGTAATGGTACATTTTTATCTCCTGATTATTTAACATTAAATTCGGATAACATATCTTCAGGTAGAAGAAGATTAGGTATGATGGCATATGTTCACGAGACAGATAAAGTTTATCAATATGTAATACCAAATTATGACACATTATGGAATAATATAACCGGTCTTACAGGATTTTCTGCCGTAACTTATTCTGATTATACAACCGTTGTTAATAGTCGTTCATCTGCAGGTCAATCATTTATACAATCTTGGACTGCCTCAACTATTGAGGGTGTTGGTGGTTATACAAGTGCAAATGCAAATTGGAGAATCTTTCAAACAGGTGGTGGTATCACATTTAGTGGTGGGACGGTTACAGGACCAACAATATTCACAAATGGTTTAAGTGCCAATACAATATCGGCAACCACATATTATAATTTACCTCCATCAACATTTAGTGGTGGAACGGTAACAGGTCCAACCAATTTCACAAATGGATTAACGGCAAATACAATATCGGCAACCACATATTATAATTTACCAAAAGATATTTTTGTTACGGGTGGTACCTATTCATCGGGAACAGCAATATTTACAAACAATACCGGAGGAACATTTAATGTTACAGGGTTTAGTACAAGTACGGGTACTTCTTTTACAGGAGGAACTGTATCGGGGGCAACAAACTTTACAAACGGATTATCAGCAAATACAATATCTGCCACAACAATCACAACTCCGGGAGTAACATTAAATAATAATGGTTTAACCGCAACCACAATATCGGCAACCACATATTATAACTTACCAAAAGATATTTTTGTTACGGGGGGAACATACACCGCTGGTAATGCAATATTTACAAATAATTCAGGAGGAACATTTACTGTAACAGGATTTACAACATCACCTCTTACAACTAAAGGTGATTTATTTACATTTAATTCAACTAATACAAGACTACCAGTAGGGTTAGATACACAAGTCTTATTAGCAGATAGTACAACATCAACAGGTCTTAAATGGGGAAGTAATACTGCTGCTACACCTACAGGATATTACTTAGCAATATCAGATAGTACAACACAAGATAATCCAACTGCAAATACTCCAAGAGCAATAAAATTTGATACTACAGATTTATCTAATGGATTTTCATTACAAACACAAACTGCTATTTTTACAGGAACTATAAGTAATGGTGGAGCAGGTGCAGGAACTATATTAAATGTTACAGGTGTTACATCAGGAACATTAAAGATAGGAATGGTATTAACAGGTGGTAGTATAACAGCAGGAACTTTTATATCTGCATTTACAAGTGGTACAGGAGGAATAGGAACTTATGTAGTTTCAGTTTCTCAACTTAGAACTTCTGCTACATATACAGGAACAATGACTTCTCAGATTGTTGTTGCTAATACAGGAATTTACAATTTACAGTTTTCTTCTCAAATGGATAAGAGTGATGCAGGTGTTGATTATGTAAATTTTTGGTTAAGAAAAAATGGAACTGATATAACCGCAAGTTCAGGTGTTATATCATTACAAGGTAATAGTCCTGCATATATGATGGCTGCATGGAATTATCTTATAGAATTAATAGCAGGAGATATAATAGAATTGTATTGGGCAAGCGCTGATATTAATATGTCTATAATATCTGAAACAGCTCAGACAAGTCCATTTGCACATCCTGCTGTACAATCTACTATACTAACTATAACACAACAGAGTGGTATAATGGCAGGTACAGGTATCACTGCTCTTAATAGTCTTACAGGAGCTGCACAAATATTAGCAGTAGGAACAAATACTGGAACAACATTTTCAATTGTTTCAAGTGGTAATACTCATACCTTTAATACATCTAAAGATATATTTGTTACAGGTGGTACTTATAGTGGTAGTACAATCATATTTACTAATAACACAGGTGGTACATTTAACGTAACAGGGATAACGTCAAGTTCATCATTTACCGGTGGAACTGTATCAGGTGCAACCAACTTTACAGGTGGTTTAACTGCCAATACAATATCGGCAACAACATATCAGAATTTACCAACAGATATTAGAGTAACGGGAGGTACATACTCATCAGGTTCTTTGACTTTTACAAATAACACCGGAGGAACATTTAATGTTACTGGGTTATATACGGGCGGAACGGATGTTTATGTAACCGGTGGTACTTTTAATAAAAATACTTCAACAATAACCTTCACAAATGTAACGGGTGGAACATTTAATGTAACCGGTCTTACAGACGTTTTTGTTACAGGTGGTACTTATAGTGGTAGTACAATTATATTTACAAATAATACCGGAGGAACATTTAGTGTAACCGGTATAACAACAAGTTCTACCTTTACCGGAGGAACAGTGTCAGGAGCAACCAACTTTACAGGTGGATTAACGGCAAATACAATATCAGCAACAACATATCTTAACTTACCTGCATCAGGTGGAAGTTTTACCGGAGGAACTGTAACAGGAGCAACCAACTTTACAAATGGTTTAACTGCAAATACAATTTCCGCAACAACGTATCTTAACTTACCTGCATCATCTGTAAAATCAATAAATTCAGTGTCTATTAACACAAATGCTGGAAACAATTCAAATACTGATTATATATATTTCGCATCAAACACAATCACAATAACACTCCCAACATCAATCAGTAACACCAATTCATACGTTATTAAAAATGTTGGAACCGGTACAATTACAATAAACACAACATCATCTCAAACAATAGATGGAAGTTTAACGGCATTAATAAAAACACAATATTTATCATTAACATTAATTAGCGATGGTGCTAATTGGAACATTATATAATTATGGCATATACACCTATATCTCCGGCATCTTATTATCACTTAGCATCTGCAGCAAGTACTAATCCTTCTGTTATTAAAGCAAGTGGGGGAACGGTTAATGGATGGTACATTTACAATTCAAACGGTTCTGCAAGAAAAGTTGCTTTTCATAATATTGCGACAACACCTACAGCAGGTTCAGGAGTAGTATATTCTTTAGTAATACCACCTTTATCTGCCGCAAACGTTTCATTACCGGATGGGATAACATTTTCAACAGGAATTGCGATAACAACAGTTACCGGACTTGCCGATTCGGATGCGAATGCTGTTGGAACAAACGATTTAATAATTAACATATTTTATAAATAACATTATGACAAATTTACAACCTACAAACGTAATTACATACCCATTAAATTGGGAGGCGAAAACTATTGATATTACCATTAATGCTTTTCCATTATTTCCTGATACCGTTGAGGTATTTTGGAAAATAAATGGTGATTCAGATTCATTCAGTGGTTCAGTGACTATTCCTCACGACATAGTATTAGAGTGGGGAACAGACGATACTGTAATACAAAATTATGTATTGAACATATTGAATTTAAACACATTATAATTAAATGGCGGCTAAGTATTGGTATGTTGCGGGTAACGGTAGTGCCGCTTGGTCAGTAGCAGGAAATTGGTACAATGGTTCAGGGGGTACAGGTGGAGTTGCGGGAGTACCAACAACTGCAGATAATGCTATTGTAAATGCTGCATCAGGAAGTGGTACGTTAACTATTGCTGCCACCTCCACTTGTAATACTTTAGACCTTTCACTCTTTACAGGAACATTAGCAGGCACAGGGGCTTTAAATATTGTAACTAGTAGTAGTGGTTCTAATGCTCTTTATTTAGGTGGAACTCACACTTATTCAGGTTTAATAACTTTTACATCAGTATCGGGAGTCACTTCATATATAGAGTGTAATGGTCTTTCCCATAAAGGGAGTATGACATTTAACACAGTTGGAGCAAATTGGTATCAAAATATTTCCCCTATTATATTAACAGGGACACTTACATTAACGGCTGGTAATATTAGTGGAAGTTATTTATATGCGGGACTTATTTCCTCATCCAACACGAATGTTAGATATTTTTATTTTGATTATGTTTATTTAACAGGGACTGGAACATTATTAACACTCACCACACAAACTAATTTATCATTCTATATTACTACTGAACTCCATTCAACAAGTACCGCATCAGTTGCTAGAACAATATCTCTAACAGGTACAATTACTGTACCATATGTATATATAGAAGGTTCAGGAACAGCTCTAACAACTATTACGTCAACATCAACCGTAGCTGATTATCGTTATATTACTGTTTCAAAAACAGGTGGAACTTTGAACATCGGAACAAGTGTTATCGCTAGTCTTACTTTTATAGAAGGTTCAACCATTACTTGGGCATCAACCGCACAACTAACAGTTTATGGGGATGTTATATTATGTGACTCTATGAGCGTGTCAACAAGTAATAATTTATTTTTTGGGGATGGTTATAATATTGGTAATCCAAATCACATTTTTAGAACATTTAATAAACAACTTACAGGTTGGTTACAATGTAATGATTCTGGAGGGTTTGGGAACTCTTTAGAAGTTTTTGGAAATTATAATTCTAATACAAGTTCAACAAACCCTGCGGCAATAAATGTTATTAATTGGGGGCTGGTATATTTTTATGGTTCTGTAAATTTAACAACAAATATCACTTTTAATAATAGTGTTGTTGGTTATTTACCAACGGGTTATTTTTATAGTATTACATCATCAACTACATTAACTATAACTAATTCATCTGTTACACTAGGAAATACAACATTATCAGGTAATATACAATTTAATAGTGGTGAGTTATATTTTAGTGGAAATACAACAAGTAATATTTTCTCATTACAATCATCCTCAACAACAACTACTAGATATTTAGGGTTAGGTAGTAATACCATTATAAATTTAAACGGTACAGGGACTGTTTGGAGTGTTGCTGGAATAACTCAAGGAGTTCTATATATAGACCCAAGCACATCCACAATAAGGATAACTGATAAAACTGGTACATCAGTAAGTTTTAATGGGGGTACAGGCCAATATTACAATTTAAATATAGATAGGTCAGGTTCTGTAAATCCACAAACAATTATTAACAGTTCTAATTATTTTCAAAATTTTAAGGATTTTACAATAAATACTTCATTATCCGCTCACGTTATTTTTTTTCAAGCAAGTCAAATAACATATATTTTCGATACCTTCCAAGTTGGAAATTCAACAAACCAAACTTTATTATACTCAACAACCTCTGTAGCATTTGGATTATATAAATTAAATCCAGGATTAGTAATTTGTCCAAATGTAGTTGTTAATGCTTCTACAGCATATCAATTAAATACTTTTTACGCAATAAGTGGTTCAGGTAATAATGGTTCAAATACAAATTGGATTTTTGATACACCACCAAGAAGATTAGGTTCTCTTGGTGCTGGATAAAAAAAGTGAGGTGATGGATTAATGATTATTATTAGTTTTTAAATCTTCATCACAATTACGTTTACCTAAATTTTCATATATCCTTAGAAGTTTTAAGGATTCATAATAGTTTTTTTCTAATCTATCAAGTTCTTTTTCAGGAACACCTCTGTCACACGCTCTTTCATAAGCATCTTTTGCCTCTGTGACAACATTAGATATTGTATTTATCAGTTTCATACTTATAAATATCTCCCAACTCACCATTTATTAACAACAAATGTCAATTATATTTTTAATAAAATCAAACTTTAGATTATTTATAGTAAAACAAATAATAAAAATGGAATCAGGTATTATATATTATTTTAAACAGTGTTGTGGTGGTTTCCCTCCATTTGGTATTACTTCAGGGGCAACGGATGATTGGTCATCTTGGTTTGACCCAACAAATAACCCTGGTTATCCATTATCTGTGGGTTCGTTTTCAGGGTGTGTTTCCTATAGTGGAACATCAGGAAGTCAACCATTACCAAATATTACAATATATAATGTTACACCAATCATTACTAACACTATCTCATTTGATTGTTTAAAATGTTTGAATGATAATCCTAATTATAACTGTGTTAACCCAACACCAGTTGTTACACCAATAATTGTCGGATATAAAAACGATTGTGGAATTATAACTATTTTACCAATGGTGGTTGAATGTGAGATATCTAATCCATCTTCAGTCGATGCTTATGATGGTGAAGTATCTCTTTCAATTAGCGGAGGAACTCCACCATATAAAACTACTTGGTTGAATTACAATATTGTATCACCGGCACTTAACGGACTTTCTAATGGTTCTTATACCGCAACCACAGTGGATTATTGGGGTGATTTTACCGCAACAACTGTTTGTACAATTCTTACAGAAAGAGATTGTGTGTTTAGTGGTAGTATCGCAAATTATACACCTCCCCCTGTTGAATGTTATTGTAAAAGTTATATCTTTACTGTCCAAACACCAGGGCTTATCTGTTGGATACCTTGTGGTTCTGAATTAGGTGAATGCTTACCATATGGTGCCGGTATTGAAGTCAATGACACACCTTGTATTCAAGGTACATTTAGTGGAACTAATATTACAGTTTTATCAGAAACAATATGTGGTAATTGGTGTGACCCATCAGCTCCAATATACCCTTTTGATAATACTAAATATTATTATACAATACAAATAACTGACGGGACATCACCCGAACCATACACAATTTACTATAATGCCGCACCACCATCTCCAGGATATATCCCAATAATGGTGCCATCAGGGGATTTGGCTGAAAATTTATCACTAAGTACATTACAAACGGGTGTTATTATTGAAGTACCAAACGATACTGGTGTTATATACATATATAATCCTCTTTGTCCGGATAATACTGTTGTATTAATAGTTCCAACAATTACCACATATTCTGATTTTTGTTTAACAATACAACCAAATAGACGACGTTTACCAATTGTTATACATTTCACTTACGATTCATTAGATTCAAATAATAATCCAATTTGGATAGGTGATGATAACCCTCAATCGACAATTAATAAAGTTGGTAATCAGTGGTTATTATCAACACAAATTTACGGTAACACAATATTTTCAACATCACAATTAACCACGACAACAACATACCCAACTAATTGGTTATCAAGTGGTAATGAATTTAGTCCTATATCAATTTCATCAATTATTGTTAATGAAGGTAGTTGTGGTCCAACAAGAAAACAATTACCACCAGTAAGTGTTAATCAACCAACTTGTTTATGTGACGGAAGTATTATATTTAACATTCAGTTGGATAACCCTCCATTTAATTATTCTATTGATAATGGTGTAAATTATTCATCATCACCTATATTTACAAATCTTTGTAGTGGAATATATGATTTATCAGTTATTGATTCTTTGGGTGAAACATATACAAGTTCAGTTACTTTAGATAAACCAACTCAATTAACAACATATAGTTTATCACTTTATACAACTAACACAACTCCGGTTAATAATAATACATCATTAGTCAATTCTTATGAAACAACAGTTATTATTAATCCACCATTACCTGATGGAACAACAATCACATTTGATATAATACATAACAATAGTTTTTATTCATCACCAAATAGTGGAACATCAATATTAACAACATCAACAGTACTATCTAAAAATAGCACTACGATACCATTAAGTAATACATCAAACTACACTAACGAATCTGTCAACACAATTACAAATTGTCAAAAAGAATATGTTTATCAGTCAAATGTTGATGAGGTTTGGAATTCATTAACACTTACTAATAGTGACACAATAACTATTAGCACAACATCAAGAGTTGATAAAACAACATTAGGTGAGTGTGTTGTTGGATATAGTAATGATAGTTATTCAATTAGTAATCCTGTTATTAGTGGATGTGATTGTTGTTCAATAAAAATTAACTAATAATAAAACACAGAATATTTATACGATATGGCATATATAGTTAAAAATACATCAGCATTAATTAATACAAGATTAACCGATACAGGTAGATTAAAACTATCTCAAGGTAATTTTAATATTTCATATTTCCAAGTAGGGGATAGTGAAATTTCATACAACACCTTAAGCGGAACATCTTATAATTTATCTAATAACAATATATTAGAACCTAACTTTAATTCACAGAATTCCGCTCCGGGACAAATGAATAAACAAAATGTTAAATACCCTATATATGTAGACCAAAATAATACCAGCACATATGGTATCCCATTTTCAAATCCAATTGTGTCTCCAATTTATAACAGAGCAACAATGAGAGGTTTTTTTAGTGGTGACACATCATTATCGGTATCTAATTGGAGTGCTTACACAGATAGTCAATATGTTATATATTCTAATTATGTAGTAGATATTTCAACTTTTACAGGTGGAACTACTATAGAAGTATTTTATTCAGGTTGTAACACCAATATTGTTAGGTTACCATCTAAAGGTGATATTATAACAATTTATTTTGATGGTAACACAATTTATTGTGGAACTAACACTCCAGTATCTCCTACACCGACACCAACACCAACAGTAACACCATCATACGATGCGTGTTTACCTCCATTACCAACTCCAACCCCATCATCAACTTGTTGTGTCACAACACCAACCGGTTGTACTCCAACTCCCGTTGTTAATACATTTGTCGATGTTAATAGTTGTTATAATATTTTAACATATAAAATTGTCGATATTTGTGGATTTGTTATCACATTAGATAGAGAAACTCCTGATTATTCATATATTGCCTCAGGATGTACTTATGTTAGAACTTTAGTTTATCCACCAAATATGACTGATTTATATGACAGTATAACACCAACAGAACATTGGAATACAGACGTAATTAATTTTGAATCTATATGTAACACAGACCAATTTGACGTTAAAGTTTGGAATATGAATATTCCTTGGTCAGAAAATCCGGCAGGATTAGTTTCACCATATCAAGATTACACATATTTTGGGTCCAAATCTTATCTTGGAACTAAAGAGTATTTAGGTTATATGACAAGTAGTGGTCAAACATTTGTTGATATGAATATGAATATTGAAGACTCAGTTTATTATTACGATTCATTTAGTAATAAAATTGTAGTAACTCCTGAAGAACAAAAAGCAATTGCAATTATTCATTATACAAACAATACTATCGATTTCTTTTACGGTGAAAAATTTGCCTTAGAACAACCTATTAACGGAACAAACCCTGTAGATGTAACCGGAGATGCAAGAAACTTTAAATTACATTTGCCTTGGTTAACTTGGCATAAAAATCCTAATTGTTGTAAAGGTGAAACATTTTATGTTGTTCCACCTGATGATATGGTGTTTATCGACGTATTTCAACCTCACTATATTAAATCAACTAAAAATAGTGATATGAATGACCCAGGTATTCGTTATTATCTTTTATGGGATTCTCACCCTAATAGTAGTAACGGAAAACCAAGTAGAGTTGGTAAAGTTTTTCCGGACCAAAAAATTATAGTAATTGATGATGAGGAATTAATTGCCGCATTATCTTATAAATCAAATCGTAACTGGACTTTACCTGCAGCAACAACATCATTAATAACACCGAATAGTTGTAATTTAACAACCAATACTTCAGGTTCAGGTGTTTTAACAGGAACTAATCAAATTATGTATGTTAGTTATTTATTAACAAATACATCATCAGGTGCAACCGATTCATTACATTGTAATTATTACTCAACAATAGTAGGTCCAAATGTTGATTGTGGAACACCAGGTCAACAAGATGTGGTAGTTAAATTTGGAGGAGATTTTAATTGTTTAAATCAAATACTTAATAATACCCTTGTTAATGGATATGTTGCAAATACATTCCAAATTATTTGTCAAATTGTTGAAAATGGTGGAAGACCATCATCTGATGAATGGAGATTAATTGATTTTACTAACCAACTAAGTGCATCAACATTAAATGGTTACATAACTGAAATTGGTCTAACATCAAATACTTTTGTAATTACAAAAGCATTATATGACGCTGCAAGTTCAAATACATATCATTTAAACAACTTTATTTCACTACCAACAGTTAATCAATCAGGTCAAACCCTTAATTTTGGTGATGAATATTACTTCTATGGTTCAATTGAAACCGACATTCAAGCAACCATTTATGAAATGAGATATAAAATAAATCTTGGTCAAGCAGAATTCCAACATTCATCAAATCCAAGTTGGTCTCAAGGATTATCACCATATATTTCAGAAATTGGTCTTTACGATAACGAAATGAATCTTATGATTGTATCAAAGCTACAATCACCTGTTCAAAGACAGGGTGTTCAACAGTTTTTAGTAAAATTTGATTTTTAACATATGAAGAAAACATTAAAAGAAAGCCCTAAAGTTTTAGGGCTTGATGTTTCAACCAAAACTATTGGTTGGGCATTATTTGACATACAAAGTAAAGAATTATTAGAATTAACTCACATTTCCCCAACTCCAAAACCAAAGGAAGAAAATAAAATAAAAGAATTACTTCTTAAAGGAGAAATCTTTAGAAGTAAGCTTTTAGAATATAAAGATATGGGAATTACTAAAGTAATCATTGAGGAACCCTTATTAAACTCAAACAACGTCTATACAGTACAAACTTTATTAAGGTTTAATACTTTGGTCACAAAAGAAATTTACGACGTTTTAGGGATAGTTCCTGACTTCATATCAACATACAACTCTCGTAAGTTCGCATTCCCTGAATTAGTTAAAGAAAACGACAAAGGTAAATTTGTCTTATTTGGTGGTCTTCCAAAAGACATAGACAAGAAACTAATCATTTGGGATTTAATAGCAAAAAAAGAACCTCAAATCACTTGGCAATACACAAGAAACAATACTCTTAAAAAAGAAAACTTCGACCAAACAGATGCTTATTGTTGTGTCTTAGGTCATATGAGACAAGAACAAATTTGGTAAAAATAAATAACCCCTCTTTTCGGAGGGGTTTTTTATTTATTAACAGAATGGTGATATACAAGGTCCAACAAATGTTGAGTAATTACTAACTAAAGGACCACCAATAACTAAATTAGCAGTTATTTGTATTCTATAGTTGTGATTAGAAGGTGCAGTTAAAGGACAAGGTCCATTCCATCCGTTAGCGTCATCACCTGAACCATAATCGGTTGGTAGAACTGTCGCACTAACCCAACTACCCGCAGCAGTAATATCTAATTGAGTTGGGTCTATATCTTTAACCCACCAATGAACAAAATAACCATTTGGACTACTACCCGACGCATTTAAATCTTCACAAAGTATTTCAAAACTAAAAACAGATAATCCATTAAAATTATTTAAAATCCAAGTCATTGCTGGTGAAGTATTACTTTGTAAACAAGATGTTGAATAATAAGTTGATGGAAGAATTCCTGCCTCACTATACGAAGTACTGTACAAAGTTATTGAAGGTATAGAACCTTTACAAGTTGAGAAAATTTCTATACTACTACCATCACCTTTTTGGTTACATACGGTTTTAAACTCATATACTATTGATTCATTACTTGTTTGCGAATACGGTGCATTACCTGTAACATTTAATGTAACAATTGACCCCCCGTCTAATGGTGGTGTTAATATTATTTTAATAATATCACCACTGTTTGTTGGTAAACTACCAAGATATAAGTTAACATCAAAATTAGGTCCAAATGAATAAACAAGACTTGCAACACCATTTGGTGTTATAATATATATTTCACCAGTAACATCAGCACCTTTACAATCACTCCAATTTCTTAAACTAGTTGGGCAATCACTTTTAATTGGGACCGGTAAAGCTTCAAGTGCTTTTTTACAATCATCACAAGGTGTTTTAGTTGGAATATATGGGAATAGTGTTACTCCACCTGTAAAATAATTATTGTAAGTAGTACCATTCCATTGAGATTGTAATTGTTGTAGATTAGTACCAATATCAACTAATTGCCAACAAATCTTATGGGTTAAATCAAGTATAACATCATTAATCACATTATTTAGTATCGCAGGAACTGTTTGAATTACTACCGTTGTGTTACTTGGGTGTTCTCCACACATTAAGTATACATAATATTTGTCTTTAGGTGACGGTGTTGGCGTATGAGTAGGCGTTATACTTGGTGTAAGTGTCGGAGTTTTAGTTTGTGTTATTGTTGGTGTTGGTGTATGAGTTCGTGTAATACTTGGTGTAGGGGTGTGTGTTGGAGTCACTGGTGGTGAAGCACCAGGTGTCATTGTTAGTGTTGGTGTATAAGTTGGTGTTGGTGTATGAGTTTGTGTTGGTGTATAAGTTGGTGTTGGTGTTGGACTTGGGGTTACAGGTGGACAAACACACTCAATTTCATAATCAATCCTTAGTTCCACTAAAACATTTGAATTATGTAAAGATTCAGGTTCACAATTTGTCGTGACTGTGATTGTATTATTTAACGAATCAATATCAATGTTACCATCCCCAATTTGAGGACAAGACTCAATTAAGGTTGTAATAGCCGAAAACCATAATTCATCAGTTGGATAATCTGTTATAGAAGTCCCCGTATGAAAAATAACTGAATTAACACAATCACCAACAGTCGTTTGTGCCGAAAATGTTGCTCCGGTTAACATACAATTAGTATAACCTGATGATATAAACCCTTGTGTTATCAATTCATTATAACCTTCATAAAAAAATTGTCTAATGTTTGATAAGACAGCTATTGGAGAGTCAAATGACCCCTGACAAACATTATAATACCCTACAGAGTTAAATTGGTTTTCACCCTTAATTGGTATTTTTTTTGTTTTTGAACATCCTGAACTATCAACAATTCTAACCGAATAATTACCCGCAGGTAAATCAGGTATTGTCATAACTGTAGTTCCCGAAGTATCACCATTAAAATATAATGTGAATGGAGGTGTTCCGTTTGTTATATAAGCAGTAATAATTCCATCGTCATTTACTGAGTTTTCACCTAATAAATGAAAATCAATAGTATTTGATTGGTTAATGGTAAATGTTTGACTTTGTTTACATAATGATGAATCTATTACACTTCCAACATAATTACCACTAACTAAATTGTTAAATGTATATGAAGTTAATGATACATTATTTATAGATTGACCATTTATTTCGTATCTATAAGGAGGCGTCCCACCACTTGTTATTTCTAAAGTAACTGAACCGTTATCACCATCACAAGTTGTACCAATAGTTGATGCAAATAATTCAAAGGTAACTACGTTATTAATCGTATAAGCACTTGTGAATGTACAACCACCATTATCAGTAATATCTAAAGTATAATCACCTGAAGATAAATTATTAAATATATAATTTGGTTGATAAACGGTGTTTGAATTTTGTTTTCCTGACGAATCTGTCAAAGTAAACGTATAAGGTGCTGTTCCACCAAACACAACAATAGGACCAACAACACCTGAAAAATCATTACAAGTTGAATTAGTAATGTCAACTGATACTGCAGACATACCTTTTGGTGTTAATAACTTTGTTCTTGCAGTAAAAGTACATAATCCCGCGTCAGTAACTTGAATGGTAAACCCTCCCGGACCTAATCCCGTAAAAACAACTGTTCTATCAAATGTAACATTTGTAACTCCATTAGACCCTAAATAATAAAATGGTGCGGTACCACCTGTTATAATAATTTCCACCTCACCATCCGCCGTAAAACAAGTTGGTTGTGTTAAATAAATCGCACCTAACCCAACTGGTGATATTTTATTTATTACCGCAGTATTACTAATAGAACAATAACTACTGTCAGTTACCGTTACTGTATAAACACCTTCTGTTAAACCTGTAATACTATCATTAGTTCCCCCATTAGACCATAAATAAGTATATGGTGGTGTGCCTGTTAAACCTGTTATAAATATTTTACCTGAATTAGATGCACATCCCGCATCATCAACAACATATAAACCAAAATTTAAATTTGATGAATTTTTAACAATTACGCTTTCAGATTTACCTGTACATCCACCTCCATCATTGGCAATCACGTAATAAATGCCAGACGATAAATTATTAAATAAATATGAATTGTTTGTTGGATAAAATGTTGAAATTAAACCTGTTGTTTCACTGTATAATGAAAATACCGCGTTACCATAAAAATTACTAGTTTCCACAATTAAAGAACCGTTACTCGCATCACATACAGTATCAGTAACATTTGTAATTGAAACACAAGTTCCACTAGATATGTAAATATTAACAGGTTGTACTGTATTACCCGAAATACAACTATCAATAATATTAAATGAGTATGTACCGGCAGATAAATTAGTTTGAGTATACGCAGTAACACCAGCACCTAACGCAGTTGTACCTGTGGTCGGTGATAACCATTGAATTGTATAGTCGGGAGCATTACCATTAATTGTAATGGTAAATGACCCTAAGTTAAGATTAGTACAATCTCCCGTTATACTAGCATTATATGATAAAAAACAACTCATTTATTTATTATATTCAATTTATGGTAAAGTTTATATTCATTATTATATTAGTTGTTGACAAGTTATACTAAATTGTATACCAACATTTATTGTTAAAGTTTTTATTATTTGTGTTGAAGAACAATTTGTATCCCATATTCTAACAATAACCGCTTGGTTATTATCATATCCAAGAACATTCCCAAACACATCTTCATAACGATAATCATACCCTAATGAAATCATTTGTTGTAGAGTTTGGTCTAAAGCGTATGACCAATCTTCTAAACAAGGATAACTATCGGTCACATTGTGTAACGGACAATTAGGCGTATTATAAAGTCCACCGCCAGTAAAGAATGAAGGTTGAGGAATATTAACCCCATTTATACGAATGTCAACAAACCAATTACTACTAATAGTATTAAAATCACAACCTGAGGTATCCGGAATAGGACCACTAACAGGATTTGCCCAATTATTTATCACATCTGCCAATACAACATCAAAACCTTTATCCGGATATCTATTACAAACATTTGACCAAACATTACAATTGTTTAAATAAATACTTCCCGTAAATTTACAAGGTCTGCAAAGAACAGGTACTAAATCACAACCTCTTTGTCTTCTCCAAACAAATTTTTGTCTATGAAAAATAGAATTTTCTAATTTAACACCAGTATTCCAAATAGTAGTACCCGGAATCATCTGTTCAACTAATCTAACCCAATAATCACCCATTCCACTTACATACTCAATCATTGTTTTGTATGTAAAATTATCATTTTGAACTCCCGCTAAAGATTCTGATTGTAAATAATTCCAATAGATTGAAGATAATGTTGGATATCCACTAGTTCCTCCATCTGTAGCATATTGTCTATTTCTAACGTTAATAGTATTTTTCCAAAATGTTTGAGCAAATTCAAAAAATGTTTCTTTTAATGGTTGTGGGTTAATAACTGTTGAATCAACTCCACCTCTATGAGGATATGGTGAAATAGGATTTGGATTACACCTTGTTGGTGCAACATATCCTAACCCTTCATTTGCAATAGGATAATTAAATTGTCTAGACATATACCAAACATCATAAACTAAACCTTGTGCAGGATTTAAATATAAATCAATATTTTTTACATTAATAACTAACCCTTCATTTCCAGCATTATATAATGCGTTATAACCTCCGTCTAAATTACTTCTATTTCCAATTTCAGTATCAACCCAACTTTTGTTATTATCTATTTCAGGTCTCAAATTATAACCTAAATCAGTAAATGGAAATGATTTATAAACATTTAAATATTCTTGACCATAACTAAAAGGTGTTAATTTTGTTTGATAATTTGGATTAGACCCCGTAAACACACTAGTCGTTAAATCAGGTTGTTCAGGAGACCTATGTTTTGGTGTAGATTCAAACCATCCACTACCCATTTGATAAAAATATGTGTCAGAGTTAACTGGTGACATTGGATAACCACTATTATCAATAGGGTAATCACTCTTAGTAACATTCGCTTCTTGTAATGTAGATGTTGTTGTGAAACCTGAATATATATGACCTTGTATACTAAAAGTATATCCACCATCTAATGTTGGTAATATTTTAGTATATGTTCCACCTGATATGTTAGCATATTGTGCATTAAAATCAGAAATATTTATTTTTTGGTCCGCCAAATAAACATATTCATTAAACTCAACTAAAGCATCCGGAGCTCCAATCAATCTCATTAAAGTTTCAATAGATTTTCTTGTTCCTTTTGATTTGAATAAATAAGCGGAATTTAGAACTAAATTTTTATAATATTGATAATTTAATTCATCCGGAGTTTGTGATTGACCTACACCACTAAATGCCGATTTATCCACATTTTTTTGACCAAATACTGAACCTAAAAAGTCATCATTAGTAATTGGTGACATATTTGTCGACCAACCCAATGTTTGTGATAAATTTTTTAATAATTGTGATGGAATATCATTACCTGTATTATAATTAACAGAGTTCATATATGCCAAACCATTGATGAATTTTTTAGTTTCATCAAAACTTCTACCATATATTTGTAATATTTTTTCAATCTTTTGGTCAGACGTGTCAAATTCTTTAAGAGAGTCTGTTGTTAAAAATCTTGAAACTAAATTTGTTTGATACCCATCAAATAACACACTAATATTATTTAATGTTGTTAAATAAGTTGTAAATGAATTTGTTAAAATATCTAAATTCCATTTACCATACAAAGGCCAAGTAACTAATTTAGTTTGAATATAAAATGTACCATCGTCACTTTCATTAGGAACTTGGAATGTCGCAGTATAAATAGGTACAACATTTCTATTTAATAAAAATCGTTGAACTTCGTCTAAATCCTCATTAAAAACTCGATTGACTTGATAATCATTTGGTCTAATAACTAAGTCATCATAAGTTTCTGTTTGATTTGGAAAAACATTCCCTTTAAGATATATTTTAAGAATCCCTGATGTCAATGATGTTGTTGGAACAATATGTGTGACATCATAACCATTACCACTATAATATAACGAGTAATTCATAAACTGAGTCGTCATATTTCTTAACGGAGAAACTTGAACTTCTCTTAACTCTAAGTTTCTAGTTGCGTTAACCGTAAAATCAACATCAAATGGATTTCTAATTCTTGTAACATCTAAATCAATTTCTGTTTCATTTGTAATTGGATTATAAGAAATATTTGTCGCAGTTGTACCTGTAATATAATTTTCATCCATAAACGTTACTTCTAACGCCGCAGGGAATTTACTAATAATAGTTTCAACTGATGTTGAAATCCTTTTAACCATCGACCCATATGATGTAAAGTTCGTTACTTGGGTGATATCAAAATTTGGGTATACTTTAAAATTATTTTCAAAAATTGTTTTAGATTGGGCTACACTATCAACACCTAATCCTTCTAAATTAATTGGATTGGAAAATGCACCTGTGGTAAAAGTTCTATTTGATTTTTCAGTAATACCTGTTGTGAACTCAAAATTACCTTGCGTTAGCCCACCTCCGGTAACAAGCTGGAATCCAACTAAATTATCGGAAAATGTACCTGAACCTGATGCTGTCTGTGGTGGACACGTAAATTTTTCTGTAGCCATTATTGAGTTATATTTGTAAAGTTTTTACTAAAATCTATATTATTTCCTCTATCTTGTCTTACCTCATATAATAACTCATTAAATTGGTCTCTAATTTCATATAAGTTATATTGTTTGTATATATTATCATTAGTATCATATAATGTGTAGATACCGTCATCCATAGATTTAGTTTGATTACCGTAAAGAGCAATAGCCAATGTTGAGAAATCGTGTTCTGCGATTTCAACATCTAAAGTTATTGGGTTGAAAAAAGTATTTGTAATAATCACATTTTGATTTGGTTGACCAATATACGGTGTCGCGTTTGGCTTATTTGTTGGTGCCGAAGATGGTGATAATGTGCAAAATAATAAATTAGTGTTGTTATCAGTATATTTGTATCTTATAGATTTTTGTGATGAATTTGTTAAATTTTGTACAACCGGTTCACAAAAAAATGATGACGTTATAATTCTAAAAAAATTAGGTATTTTTGTTCCATCAGCATTTAAATATTCAATTCTAAAACCAACCAACCCTTGATTAACAAATTTGTTTCTATATGTAGCAGGTACTTGATTTAAATCAAAAATTAAACCCTTAACATTAGGAAGTGCAGATAAAACCCCACAATCTAATATTGTAGTTCTTATTTGAGCAGGTCTAATAAAAATTGTGTAAATCCCAATTTGATTAAATTGTTCTGCAGGTAGTTTTAAATTATATAAACCACCTAATATTTCAATACCGTTACTTACACCAGTATTAGTATTGTTATAATAAGGTTTTAATATAGATAACGCATCTAACTTTGTTAAGACAAAATTATCTGTTTCATCTCTTGATGGTGTATAATTTAAAATTATCTCAACATCTTCCGGACTTACGTCAGCCGGTCTTATTGTTCCATATGTTCCTGTAGCCATATTATATTTTAGTATTTACATTAAAAAATTTATACCCGTATTTGACTAAGTCACCTACGTTGTCAACCTCACCCAATCTTTCAACTCTCTCAAGTGCTGAGTTCTTCCCTCGTTCTATAAATATATTGGATTGCACTTCTGCCTCGTCAATTACCCCTAATAATAATTCATTTTTCACTATTGGTTCACAAACCACCATATTAGAAGTTAAACCTGAAGATTTTGCAACAAAAATTGTTGTCCCATCAGACCAATCATAGTAATCAATATCATTAATTGTATAGGCAGTATATAAACCATCTAAACTTACACCGGAATAAGTACCAATCATACCTGTATTTCCAGTTACTTGAATACCCGGTTTATATGTTACTGTTCCGTACTGTTTTAAATCACTTAACGATGAAGTTGTATATCCGGTTATTAAGAAAGGAACTGATTGACCTGTAAATGGTTGGACATTCCCTGTGTTAAATAACCATATATCATCTGTCGTAGCATTACAACTTGAATCACCACTGAATATATAATCATATGATAATAATGTATTGGACCAATTACCACCTGCCGGTTGGAAGTGAGCCGTCCCATTTTTATTTGTTATTGTCGCACCTGTAAATGGTACATATATGGTTTTTTTAATTATATTTGTTCCCCAAGGACTCATACCCGACAGAACAATATTATACGTCTGACCTGTAGTTACTTGAGGATAAGGATGCGATAAAGGTGATGTCGATGTTACTGATTGAGGTGTTGAACCATCCCCCCAATCAATCATATATGTTGAAAATTCCAAATACTTTTTAAATTCAGTATCGGATGTATTATAAAAATAACATTGATATGGTGAAACACTATCTCCTGAAAATACAAAATTCAACATAGTGTCTTGTTGTAACACCATACCATCAAAAACTGAATAATACCCAATGTCTATTGTATTTTCGGTCAATAATATTGGGATTGTTAATCCTGTTAACAATGATGTACCTGGTTGAAGTGTTACTTTTGAGACATTAGATGTATTTGTTCCACCCGATAATACCGCAGTCATTGATGAATAGACATAAGATGTCCCCGTCAAATCAATTTTAAACGTCTCTGCAGGGATAACACAACACTTATTAACTATTCCGGTTCCGGTTATAGTTCCTGCGTTGTAAGTGACTTTAAAAATGTCTCCACTAATAAATTCCGGTGATATTTTAATATGATAATCTCTTTCTGTCATATTATGGATTTACGTATTCATACCATTTTATTGAACTTGCAGTTCCCGCTCTATTACTACTACTATCCCAAACTTCATACGTCTTATTTGAATAATTTAACCTAACCTCATAATAAAAAAAGTCCTCAGGATTAAATCTAAATTTAGCAGGAATATTACTTTGTGGCGTATTAGTCATTTTAACAAAAACACCTAATCGAGCATCAAAGAATTTTGCCGTCATATAAAATTTACTAATGTCTAAGAATTTTGTGTTTCTTAACCAATATAAAAAGAATCCTTCTTTATCACCAACATAATCCAATTTAAATGACGGTGTTTTAATATTAACCGGAGGTTGATACGATGTGGTCGCCGCAGTAACAGTAAACCCCTGTTGAACGGGTAATATTACTGTGAAATAATTTGTTTGAGTGATAGCGTCTTTACTATCGTAAAAATCCAATTTAAAAAATGACTTGGTAAATGGTTTTACATAATAATAAATTTCTGTTGTTAAAAATCCTTCAGGAATATAACTAATCTTCCAATTAGTTGCGTTAACACTTGGATTTAAAATATCTGAAGATGGATTTGGTGGAACACCTCCATTAACACTAAAAAAATGAAAATCATATTTAATGTCAGTTTTTGTATCACTACTGTATGGTGCGTGAGCAAATCTTAAAATTTCAAAATCACCAGGAAAACCAACAACCTCTTCAACAACGTTCTGTTGATATTCCTCAACAGCGTCATCTTGTCCAATCATATCCCATTTAATTTCAACAGGTATATTAATATATTTGTCGTTTCCTTTTGGTAAGGTAAATTTATAACTATTATTATTCACAATTATCGTTTGTTGGTTCTGCAGCTCCGTAAAGAGTTGCATAATTATGTAAACTACTTTCTATATAATTAGTTCCTTCAGGTATTATTCTAAAAATAAAATTAGCATATGGGTAATGTTTTCCATTTAAAAATGGGTAGTCAACACCATTACCACTGTTATCTTTAAATCCATAGGTATATAAATCTCTCCAAATAAAAGAATTGTAAGTTGTTGAGAAATAAGAATAATCCGGAACATCCTCCATATTCTTAATACTACCGGTCTCTATATAATCAGAATAATCTCTAATTTTAATTTTATTATGTGGTTGATAATAATAACCTAATTGATTAGAACATTGATTACCACAACCAATGTCAAAAACAAAAGAGTTATAAGTGAATTTATGAGAGATATCACTAATTATCCTTTCTTTTTGTTCATAATCATTCCATTCATAAATTCCACCATCAACAACATCACCCTCTTTTAACGATTGTAAGTATTTAAAAGTATATGTGGTAAGTGTCGCCGGAATTAAAGTACCTAACGGATATGGTTGATTATTTTCATCAACAAAATTTGATAATGAATTAATTGACGACCACCAACTACTTGGAAACTTTAAAGGTGATAGCGGTAAATTAAATTCATATCCTTGTTTTAAACCCGAATTACCTAATGTTAACCCAAAATAACCTTTCCATAATGTTGTAATATACAACTCAGTTATTGGTCTTTTTTGATTATCTCTTAACACACTCACATCAATATCTTTATTAAATGATAAACTATATGATTGTGCACCTTCCTTAATTGAAACTCTTTTAACATCGTTTGGTGTATAAGCAGGACTTTCAAACTTCTTTTTTCTACCAAAAATATTTTGTTCAAAACCAGCGTTTACCATTACCGCATCGTCAACATTAGTTAATAATTTATGCTGCAACACATAATACTTTGATGTTGTATCATTAGGGTTTTCATTATTAATAATTCGTTTAAAGGTTCCATTATATCCTGAAACAAATTTACCAGAAGGAAATCCAATGTCATAAATGTTAAACACATATTCTTCAGTTCCCGGCAGACCATCACCTAATTCAAATACTTGAAATGTTTCATTTGTGGTCACCACACCATTAACAACAATTTTAATTTTAGCAAATTCACTAACTGATAATCCGTGTTTAACCGGACACACAAATCTTACAACTTTGTTACCATTAACAAATGTGTCAGTTGATTTAATTACAAATGGAATTCCATCAGAAATCGTCCATTGAACCGCTTGAGAATGTACACCATCATAATATTCTAAAACTTTACTATACGAATTTTGATAAGGATAACTAACAAAAAAATTCCAATTGTATGTTGACGCACTTTTTGATACAAAATTTATATGATTGTTTGGTGGTTGTGTATAACCACTAACATTATAATCACTACGAATAAAATCAAACTCATAATATTGTGGAAATCCTTCCCAAGCAATAGCCGCCCCATTAAGACCACATTGTTTTATTGTTAATCCCGCTTCATTTATATAATATAAATTATTCTTTAATGGTTCATATTTCGTTGAACCTGTATAAGCATTTTCATATAATAACTGAAATTTACAAACAGGTCTAAATGTTGTTGATTTTTGTCTTTCATCATCAAATAATTGAGCCAGATTAACATCAATACTTCTATCAAATTCTTGTAAATTTTTTGAATTTTGAACTAATGGTGTCGGTATTGATAAATTGGTATTTGTTGCCGTTTTATATCTTAATGAACCTAAAACAATTCTAATATCATCCATTTTAATTTACTATATTACTTGTGTTTATCCATTTAGTTCTAAATCTATCAAAAGCTGACGCCCCTCGTCTTAACCCAAAATAAAAATGAAATGGTGCACCAACAGTTACTAATTGAATATCCACACTATTTTGATTCCAATATGTTGGGTCGGCAGATATATGTGGTGGTGATGGTGGATTTACAGACCCATTATCAACAGCATAGATATAACCTTTATCATACTGTACTTGAGTACCATTACTTCTAAAATATCTTGATTCACCTAATAACCTATCTAATGATTGATACTTATGTGAAAATATTGTAGTACCTCCACTAACACTAAAATCCCAATTGTTATATTGATGACCAAAAATAGAATCTGCGGGACTACCAACATTAGACTCTATTCTCCATTGAGAAAGTGGAACCCTTTGTGAATACACCGGAAAATTACTAAATGTACAAATACTTGTAGTTGTACCCGAAGGATTAATAATAGTTCTTTTTGGTGTAATATAATCTCTTAACTGAGTATCTGATGAAAAGAAAATACCTAAAACATTATCACAATCAAAGAAAATTGGATTCTGTTTTGTCGGGTCCGGGTCATCAGGATAATTTCCAGGTAAAAATGGTGCAACACCTAATTCTGAGTTAATTGATATTAATTGAGCATAATCCGCATCAATTTGTAAATTAGCACCACCAACCCCTCTACTTGGTCTACTATTTGAAAAGTATGCTAAAATATTTAAAGACCCAAGCAATGTTTTTAAGAATGTTTGGTCCATAAATCTGCTTACTATAAATAAATTAAGAATATCATCTACCGTACCATAAGAAGATGTATCTAATTTATTTGCAATATAACCATCATATTCATCAGACATAACCAATTCTTGTATATAATCAGCTCTCGGTCCTAAATCCATAATTGTTGTTGGGAAACCTAAATCTTTATCACCACCTCTCACTTCAAATTCATTTGTTGTTGGATTATATAATGTACTTCTATAATAAAAGTTTTTTGTTTGATAATGATATATAACTGTTCTATCACAGTAACTAGGAATTGGTTGATTTGGTGTTGCACTAGTTGGTGAGGTATATCCAATAATTTCATTTTTAAATGGAAATGCGTATAAAGTACCGTTAATCCAATTGTTAATGAATCTATGTGAAAACACATTTCTACAAGCGCCAAGCATTACCATATTTCGAGCAATCCACTCAAACATTAATTTCCAATCTTCAAGTAACGATATAAATATTGTTGTCACAAATTTATAACACCCATATTCAAAAATTGTTTTACCATTAAATTCTTGACAAGGATGGTCTTTAATCTCAATTGTTCCATTATATGTTCCCGGAGCTCTTTTACAATTATAACACTCTAAGTTAACAGAACCATTACAAGTAAATGAATCAAAAACTTTAATAATACCTGTTGAGCCCGCCAAATCATTATGAACCGCGGCATAATCACCTGAACTAGCACTTCCAGTTGAATTCTGACTACTGTTAATACCAATAACCCCGTCCTCAGGAATTAAGAAAATTTGAAATTTAGTATTTTTTTGTAAAACCATACCATTACAACAATATTCCTCAACACTTGTTGATGTTGGTAATCTATCACCTCTCATTACTATTTGATTTCCGTTTAATCCTGATGAGAATGATAACGTATTACCTGTTGTATTATACATAGGTGTGTAGTAAGTTGATGTAACATAAAATGGAGCACTTGAAGTATTAAATAGACGTGTTGGGTTGTGTTGGTTATCATCACCATCATACCAAACAACATCACCTAAATCCAAATTAGTATACATAACAGGACCACCTTCAATTATTTCATTAGGGAAATATCCTTGATTATAACCTGTATTAGGTGAATATACATAATTACCATTTAATATGTTAGTATCAAATAAAATACCATAAAAATTAAATGTATCTTCAATAATTATCCAACTAAAATGATTATTAGAACTAACTTTTAAACCGTGACTAAAATCTTGTAATGCCACATATTGGTCTATATTACCGTGAGCATTATTAATAACACCTCCACAATTAGGTGCAAAAGTATTATATGAGTTATTATCCATACTTGAATAATAACTAATTAAATTAGAATTAAACCCTGAATATCCTGAATTTATAGGACCTGTATAAACATAAGCCGTTCCACCAGTATAACCCGTTATTGGTCCAAAAGTTGTTGTTAGTTCAGGATGATACGAAAATGAATTAAAATATAATTTTTGACCCGAATAAGAATCTGTATTAATATTACTATTGGTTAAATTAGAACTTAAATGACTTATATTTTTATAACTCCCTTGAATAGGAATGTTCATATGATAAAAACCTTTTACCTTTTTATCACCCTCATTAGTGTATCCAAATAATTTACCCAAACCATACTCAATCGGTACTTTAGGGGTATAAGGGTCAACACCTCTATTTAATATTAAAACACAAACTTCGTTTTTATCTTTAACATAATCCATAGGTCTAAGTGTGACATTATCTCTATGAAAATAATTCAAATGCCAAAAGTAATAACCAAAACCATCCAAATATTCTTGCCCAAGTAATGTTGTATTATTTATGTAACGATTATTTAATGAATCAGGACTAGATGAAGGATTACATTGACTACTAAATTGACTATATGTCATCGCAGTAATTACTTGAAAATACTCCATATCAGTAGGAAACTTATGATATGTGTTTGTGGTAGTCGCCGTTATATTAACTGAGTATGTTTTTTGTAAATTACCTGAACCATTAGGGTTAGCATAGTTTACAGTAACATTACTCAACCCTGTTGTTGTAAAACCAGTAATCGCATTGTTACCATAAACATTTGTAGTTCCACCCGTTAAATTAACATCGTTACTTATTGTCGGATTTTGGAATGCAACCATAGTACCTACGGATAAATTTTGAATAGACGCTTTATCACAAATAATTACAACTGTATTATCAGTGTGAAATTCTGATTGTTGAGGATTAAAATTAACAGAAATTCTATTTACACCACCACCCGGATTAAATGCCGATGAATCAAAATATTTCGCCTTAACATTAAATAAATTAATTCTATCCGGTAATGGTAGACTAGTGGTGTAAACATATCTACTTAAATCAGGATTAGAACTTTGAGCTAAAGTTAAATAAGGAGCACCAATATTTACAGAAGCGTATTGATTATCATATGATAATCCGGCAAATTCTTGAGAGTATACCGGTATACGTTCAGGTAAAAATCCTGTATTAGGTAAATAAGGAGGACCTGGTAAATTTTCAGGACCTATTGGTTTTAACAAATAAGAACCCACACTGAATAATTGCAATATACCAGGAGAAAGTGTTATTGATGTAACCCCATTGTCTGATTTTATTGATGGACAAGGTTTTGCTTGATTAGTCGCTGCCAAAGCCTGTGCCCCCGTACCATCATCAGTTCCTTCAGAACTAGTTTGTGAATCAGGACTACAAGAACATAACTCACAATCCGGATATGTTAAAATAGGAACTTTTATCCCACTTAAATCAATTTTGTCTAATTGTTTTTTCAACCAATAAAAAAACGCAGCTAACCCAAGATAAAATAATCCTAAAGCAACATACCCAAATATTAAACCTAATGCCGGATATGAAGTAACTGATAATATAAAAGCATTTACCGATTGGTATATTGCCCAACTAATAAAAACGTATATAACAAATTCTCGTACTAACCAAATTACAAAATATAAAATATGAAGTAATAATATTAACGCAAAAAATACCGGTGTTAATATAATACTAAAAAACATAAAAATGATATATAAAATATCAAATCTAAAATTACCGTCATTTGTTGGGAATCTATTATTAAGTCCCGAACAAGTCTCGTCTAATATATTTTTAATACCAACATATCTTTCTATTCCTGAACCTGCCGTGACACCATCAATAAATTGTGATACGGTATAAACTTTATTATATTGCATTAGATAAAATTTATCATCACAATTAATAGCTTCTTGAACAATTTTTTGTGCTAATATATTATCAGATGTTGTACCCGTGTACGCATAATCATTCCAATCAACACTGAACGCATACGATTTCTGAGTATTATTACCATTATATTCTTTAATGTTTGGAACTAAAAAATAACCTCGTTTTGTCGGTTCACTTGATGATGGAGATTGAGACCATTTAACTTTAAATCTGTATTTACCTTTGGTTGGTATACCTACTTCAGGGTCATTAGATAAAACTTGTTCACCAAACTCATTAGTAGTGTAATAATCCAAATTCATTGGAACATCAATTAACCAAGTCCCATTTTCATCAATAACTTTACCCCCACTTTCTAAACTAAAATTTTCTAAAATTGGTCTACCATTTGAATCTTGTTTAATTGTTTGTCTAATTGACAATATATCACCAGGACCCACAGTTAAATTACATAAATGACCTGAATTATTTGGTGGTCTACATCCTGTTGTAACTGAACTACTATTTGGACCTGAAATTATTGACCCCATAAAAATTGCCGTAGGTCTAATATCAACATTAGCCTCACTACTTAAATCAAAATCTGTTCTTGTAATCCCTAAATTACAAATTTCAGGTTGACCCCATAATGGTTCCACTTCAATAGATTTACTAAGATTAATGATTTGAGGTAATTCACGTAAATTGTTTGACGATTTAAAACTAGTTCCGGAAACTTGAGCTTCGGTCGCAATACCCATTCTAATTAAATCCTGAGGAGACAATGAAAATTCACCAATATCAGATAAGTCAACATCCATAACTATAGTATGAGAACCCACAGGAACTCCAAATATCATATAATCACCACTTTCATTAGTTACCGCATTATATTTATAATATTTGTCGTAAACTTCAATTAAAGTAGGGTCTGTTAATACATCATTTCTGGTAAAGAAAGTTCCGGTTGGAACGTGTGCACTATATGATTTAACATAAGGCAATAAATTATATCTATACCCCTCATCATTATTAACTAACAATGATGTATACGGATATAATTCAGATATAATTGGATTTTTTTGGTCAACACTATCTATAGGAATGAAGATAGAAACTTTAGCATTTGGGATACCAAACCCATTATTAACACTAACACGACCAACAATAACTCCATAATCGGAACATTGTCTCGTGTAGATATCACTTTGTAAAATTTTTAAGGATAGAATTTCTAAATGCTCGAATTCTTGTTCTATTAATACTTTTAAAGAAGTATCGACACCAACCTTCGTTCTTACTCTATATGACTTTGACATTTTTTATCTTTTTAAATAAATAGTTTATACACTATTTTTAAAAGATAATTCATAATTTTTAAAAATAAATTATGATTAAAACTTATATTTTTTAGTAAAATTGATTGGATTAGAGTCATTATTTACGTAATCATAAATAATATTTGAGATATCATTTGGTATTTTATTATCAATACTTGTATGTGTTGTTTTAGGAATTTCTAAATTAAAAATATCAGTAACGTTATTTTTATTATCTCTACTAACCCTACCACCCGCATTAGTGAAAAAATAAAAATTGTCAGCCCATTTTGGTGATGTAAAATTAATTACATAGTTAACATTAGATTTTACTTTATAATCAAAATTGTTGTACAATTTATTAGCATTATCTAAAAATATTACTAAATCAACAGAAACATTATTAATATTTAATTTATCTAACACTTCAGTTAAACCATAACCACCAACACTATGACCAACTAAAATTATTTTACCTTTAGGTTTAAATAATCTGAAATAATATACCGTTTCATATACATCTTCCGGTGTTAAAGTATAACTATGTGTCCCAACATAAGTAATTACTTTTGTTGTTGAAGTATTTAATTTACCCTCAATTAACCCTAACCCATCAATATCTCGGGATTTTGTAAAATCAACTTGTGTTTTATTATAATTTATAGCGTCTGTGAATGGGTTATTAGCCCCTTGAACAACAATTACTAAATTTTCAGTGTTTTGATTATAATAAGAAACTTCATTGTGTAAAATTTCTAATTTTCGTCTATCATAAAATAAACGACATTCACTAATCATAAAAAGAAGAGAAATCAAAACTATAAAAGCTTCAAATGATTTTATTTTATTTAGTTTTTTAATAAAATAAATAAGAATAACTAATCCAAGAATAAATTTAATATTTAAAATTAACCCATTAAAAATTGCCTGAGCCCACGTCCCATTATTACCTTTAATTATTTCAAGAAAATTAGATAATACCTCCATTCTCTAAAAATAAGTAACTAATATAACTCTATCAAGAGAAGTTAACGGTTTTTAAATTTTTAACTCTAATATTAATATCTTTATTAGGATATTTAACCTGATAAGTTTGATTTGGTTCCGCAAAAATAGTATCGTCAATCAATTCAATTTGTTTTGTTGTAGAATCAATATATCTTTGAGATGTTTGTGAAGATGAATATTGTCCCCCCACTTGATTGAAAACTTGAATATCAGATAATGAAATTACCCCATTTTCACTTTGTATTTGTCGTCTTAATTCAGATATATTAACATTTTCACCCATATGTCTATTTGCCGGGTCAAAATAATTTGAAACGATAGTAATAATTTGAGATATTACAGTTCCTTGATTCTGAGTATTATCTAAAACAACGTCAATATTAAAACTTAAATCAATAACATTAGCACTTTGAATAGAAACATAATCATTTATCATACGATAGTTTGAAAGATAGTTAGCCACATTGTTTTTTAATGTGTTAGATATAACTTCAGTTAATCTACCTGTTTCATCATAAGATAACATTTGAACAATAATTTTATTATTATTTTCAGTAATAGATACTTTAGCCGGTGCACCAAATTGTGACGGCATTGTTCTAATTATTGATTCATAGTCGTTAACAGTTACAGCTCTTTTTTGTGCCGAGAAATTGTATGCAACCAAATTTCTAACTTCTTCTGTAGTTGGAAATCCCGCTCCACCAATAGCCGCAGTCACATTGGTACATCTTAATGAATTAACTACAGTTGTATTAACACTATCTGAAGGTCCATTAACAAAGAATGAAACAGTACCTATTTGAGTAATTGCATTAACACCAATATTACTACCAACACCACCACCGACTCTATACTGAACAAATAATGTTGTATTTGCCTTCAATGAACTACCTAAAGCCAAATTGTTTGAGTATTTGTATAAATTTAATTGGTAACCATCTCTCGCAAATTCTCTTAATTGTTCATCAGCCGATTGAGAACCACCACCAAAAGTCATTTTTAAAAATCCTTCAGGTGTAAATTCTGTAATAAATTTATCACTAACTTGTAAATATTTTCCAACTTTAATTCCCGGAGCGTCAGATACTTTGGTTGGGTCTTCAACAAATACTCTGTCTTCCGCCAAAGAATCCACTTCATACCATCTGTTATCTAATCCTAAAAACTCTTGTACAGACGGGATATTCGTATATTGTGTACTATCTTTTAATAATACACTAGTCACCCCTAACACGTTTTTATCAGGTAAAAATAATTCGTAGAAAGGTCTAACATCATTTGGTGTAATTACTTTTTTGAATACTTTAGTTGTTCCATTAACAACCGTTTCTCTTTTAGTTATGGTATAATTTAATAATTTGTTATTTGAATCAAAATTAGGAATCTTTAATCTATTAGGATACCCCTCCGCATTTATTGGTGACGCAAAATCAATATCATAAACAGTTTCAAATACTTGACCCGCTCCATTGACTTGAGAACCTCTCCTTAAAATACCACAATATCTTAAATCTTCTTTATCACCATAAGCAGGAACTGTAATTGAAAAATCAACTAAAGCAACTGATGGTCTCATTCCCGGAACTTTTAATCCGTAAGTTTTTGCAATATTAAAAATTGATGACCTTTGTTGTGCATATTGAAGGACCGTTTCTTGGATACTTCTATCAATATTAAATTGTAAATTGTCAGTTACCGCAGCATTTAAATCCAACAATACTGAAAATACTGACGCATCATTAAAGTTTTGAATAGTGTCAGGGTAATAAGTTTTTGTAAAGTTGATTAACTCTGTTCTAATTGATTGGAAATCTCTTGTAGTATAGGAAATTTTTTTGTTTGCCATAATTTTATATATTAATAATTACAAAATCGCTACTATTAAACACATCATCATTAATGATATAATCAATTTTAACTTTTGCAGTATGTTCATTATTTGAGATGTTAGGTACACGAAATACTCTTTCATCATTATCGTTTATATAACTACCTTTATCTTCATCACCATCTGATGCCGCAGTAATTGAAATATTAGTTATTCTTATTCCCGGTAAATACACTCCGGCAGATTCTCTTATTTCAGTTTCTATTTCAGAAAAAGTTGGTCCGTCTAATGGCTCAAATATAAATTCATATAATCTTGTTCCAAAATCAGGTAAATAATATCTACTACCTTTTTTAGATAATAAAAGATGTATCAAATTAGACCTAATTTCTTGGTCATTATAACTTGATAAATCTAAATATTTCCCATCAAAAGAATCTCTGAAGGGAAAAGTTAAACCATATGTTGTTCCATCTGCCATAACTATAAATATAGTGTCGTCATTATTTTTTATAAATACCCCCAAAATAAAAAATCACGACCTAAGCCGTGATTTATATTCTTATTAAGAACCACATCCGAAACACTCAAACTCGGAATCCGAAGGTTTTTGTGTTAATTCAACCGTTGGTTTCTCAATTGGTTTTGGTTGACCTACTTTTGAGATATCCACCGCCAAGTGTTTTGCTCCGGTTGATATCGCCTTTGTTCTAACATAATAACAAAGAGTTTTCAATCCTCTACCCCAAGAGTGAAAGTGTGATGACGAAATCTTTGACAATGTTGGGTTTGACATATAGATATTCATAGATTGTGATTGGTCAATAAATGGTGCTCTGTCAGCCGCCATATCAATAAGTTCTCTTTGAGATATCTCCCAAATTGTTTTATACTTTGGAATTAAATGTTCAATTCTCTTAACTTTTTTGTTGTAGTTTTTATCCTCAACATCAAGATAATGATTGAAATTGATATTTTGAACCGAACCTTCATTCATAATGATTTCATTTTTTAAATCCTCACACCAAATACCTACTTTCTCAAAATCAGTAATTAAGTATTTGTTAACAATTAAGATTTCCCCACCAACTACACGACGATTAAATAATGCCGAGTGAGCCGGTTCTGTCATCTCAAATGAACCTGTAATTTTAGCAGAAGACGCTACTGGCATCTGAGCAGTAAATAACGAGTTACAAACCCCGTGATTGGAAACTTCTAATTTAAGTGAGTCCCAATCCCACATTCTACTTAACCCTTCGTAATCTAATCCCCACATATCAAATTGGAATATTCCTTTTGACATTGGAGAATTTTTAAAGAATTCGTATGGTTTATATTCACCCGATTTACATAACTCCATACTCTCAGTGATTGCCGCAAAATAGATAGTTTCAAAGATTTCTTTGTTTAACTTTCTTGCCTCTTCAGATGTGAATATGTAATCCATTAAATAAAATACGTCAGCAAGACCTTGTGTTCCAATAGCAATTGCTCTTTGTTCTAAACCACCTTTTCTACCTTGTTCAGTTGAGTAACTATTAATATCAACAACTTTGTTAAGTGCTCTAACAACTTTTCTAACCTCACTATACAGTAATTTGAAATCAAATTCACCTTTAACAATAAAGTTTTTCAATACCATAGAAGATAGAGTACAGATAGCCGTAGTTTCTTCATCAGTATATTGGTAAATCTCATTACATAAGTTAGATTGTTTAATCACCCCAATGTTTTGATGATTAGTTTTTCTGTTCGCACTATCCTTAGAACATAAATAAGGAACACCTGTTTCAACTTGAGATTCAATAATTTTATTCCAAATTGTTTGTGCTTTTACTTTTTTACCAAGTCCAAGCTCAACCGCTTTGTTGTAGTTATCTTCATATTCATCACCATAAGTTTCCTGTAATGGTTTGATACCCGCTTTGATAATATCATTAGGACAGAACAAATACCAATCCTTATTATCTTTAACCGCATTCATAAAGTTGTCCGGTAACCATATAGATGTAAATAAATCTCTTGCTCTTAACTCCTCAGCACCTGTATTCTTCTTAATATCCAATAAATCTATAATATCCTTGTGCCAAGGTTCAATGTAGATAGCGGCACTTCCCGGTCTTCTTCCTTGTTGGTTAAAGAACCGTAATGATTCATTTACTATTTTAAGATACTTCAACAATCCACCGGCAAATCCACCTGATGAATTAATACGACTTTCTTTACTACGAATATTAGACATACATAATCCAATACCGGCAGCGTCTGATGAATAAGTTGAAATGTCGTTTAATGTTTGTAACAACCCATTACGAGAATCCCCGTGGTTGTATTTTAACACACAAGATGCTAGTTGAGGTGTTTTAGTACCCGCATTAATCATAATTGGTGTTGCCGGAGAAATAAGTTGGTTTGATAATGAATTGTAATATTCAACCGCCTCTTCAAATGATTTAGTTACCCATAAAGCAACTCTCATATACATATGTTGAGGTCTTTCAATTACTCTACCTTCCGGAGTTTTCAACAAATACATTTCTGATAATGATTTCCACGCAAAATAATCAAAATTGTAATCATTTTCGTGATTTATTACAGAATCAATATTATCTACACCATACTGTTCAATAGTTTCCATTAACTTATCGTTAATAATACCATCAACGTGTAATGTGTGCATTGTGTTACAAAAACTATCATCCGTTTCTTTGTGATATGCAGAAATAGCAACAGAAGATGCCAATCTTGAATAATCGTGATGACTTCCGGTATATGCCGCAGCAATCTCGTAAACTAATTTATCCAACTCTTTGGTTGTAATAACACCCTCTGTTGGAACTGAAGTAATCACCTTAATGAATACCTCATCCGCGTTTACGTTTAATCCTCTTGCGGCACGTTTAACTCTATTATAAATTTTTTGGGGGTTGAAAGAAACTTCGTCACCCCCTCTTTTTCTTATCTTTAATGACATCATATTAAAAATCCTCCGTAAATGTTAATGACTCGCCTAACTTGGCCTTTTGATACTCCATTGTTCTTGATTCAAAGAAGTTACCTTTTGTTTCAACAGCAATCTGTTCCATAAATTTAAATGGTTGTTCCACATTAAAGTGTTTTTTACATCCAAATTTAACTAATAACCCATCAGTAACAAACTCAAGGTATTGTTTCATTAAGTTAGAATTCATACCAATTAAAGATACCGGTAATGATTCAGTAATAAATTCTTTTTCAATCTCTAATGCAGAAAGTAAGATTTCTTTGATTCTTTTTTCTGTTGGTTTGTTCTCAACGTGATTGTTAATCAAATGAATTGCAAAATCACAGTGTAAATTCTCATCTTTAAAGATAAGACTATTAGCATTACACAATCCTTGCATAATTCCTCTTGATTTCATCCAAAAAATAGAACAGAATGAACCTGAAAAGAAAATTCCTTCAACCGCTGCGAACGCAACTAATCTTTCTTGAAAAGAAGCGTTCTCAATCCAATCAAGAGCCCATTTAGCTTTCTTTTGAACTGCCGGCAATCTATCAATAGCGTGGAAACATTCATCTTTCTCTTTATCATCAGACACATATGTATCAATCAACAATGAATACATTAATGAGTGAATGTTCTCCATCATAATTTGGAATCCGTAAAAGAACTTTGCTTCTGCATATTGAACCTCTTTTAAGAAATTCTCAGCCAAGTTTTCATTTACAATACCATCAGACGCTGCGAAGAACGCTAATATATTTTTAAGGAAATATCTTTCATTGTCAGATAGGTTTTCCCAATCTCTAATGTCGTTAGATAAATCTACTTCTTCAGCCGTCCAAAAAGCGGCTTGATGTTGTTTGTAAAATTCCCATATATCATTATGTTCAATAGGGAAAATAACAAATCGGTCATTATTTGGTTCTAATATTTTTTCTTTCATTTTTAAATTAATTTTGTGTTTGTTCTTTTTGTTTTCTTTTGTCTAACAAGTCTTTGATTCTTTGTCTGTTTCTTTCTTCGGTTTGTTCTTCTAATCCTAAGAAAGTCACTGAACTCTCTGTATCAATCTCCAACATACCGTTATCAAATTTACAATTCTCAAATACAACACCATCATCACCAATACGTGATTTAGTAATTGCAATTGTTGCTAATTTCATCTCTTTTTGTTGTAGAGATTTAGCCACGGAAATAATTACGTGTCCAACCTGAGCTTTTTTAATAGACCCACCCATTTGGTCGGTTGTTACAACATCCGAAGATATTGAACTTCTATTACCCTGAGTTGCTGTCCATCCTACCAAGTCAAGTTCGTGACACATAGATTCAAAACCTCTCATAACAGAACCCTCAGATTTCCATTCATCACCCAAGTTTTTATCCGGAACAACACAATCAATGTAGTCCAATAATACCATATCAATTTTAATTCCTTCAGAAATCATTTTTCTGATTTGGTTCTTAATTTGCATCATCGTCACAGTATCAGATGGTAGTTTTTTAAGGATAAGTTGGTTAGTCATAGTTTCCTTAACATTCTTAACTTTTTCCATTACCTCATCTTTTCTTAATGACAAATCGTCAGGGTGAATTTTTGTCCATAATGTAATGTGTTTACGTTGTATAATCTTTGGGTTATCCTCAAAGAATATTTGTAAAACATTGTACCCCAAATTAAATGCGTGATTTGAGATTTTTGTTAGTAAAGTTGATTTACCAACGCCTGTTGGTGCTAATACTACACCGATTTCACCTTTAGCCAACCCACCTTTTAAGAGTCTATCTATACCCGGAATACCCATTGGTATTGGATGACGATAATCCTCATTTAAAACATCATCTAAGTTACTGAAAACACTTTCAGTTCCCTTATCGTGTTCTCCTACTTGAAGAGCTTTACTTACCATCTCCTCTAATGTGTCATAACTCTCAAATTCACCAGTATCGATAATTTTTTGAGCTTTAACCATTACTTTTTGTAACTCTTGTTGCTTACAGAATTTCATTGATTTTTCTTGTACAAACTCAGCCCCTTCAAGCGTAGACTCCTTAACTTTTGTAAGGGTATCAATAATGATTTTTGCCGCTAGAGGTTGTTGTATCTCAGATTTTGTAATTTGTTCTAAGGTGTCAAAGGTTGGTGTATGTTCGTATTTTGTGTAATACTCCTTAATCATTTGAATGATTAATTTGAAGTATTTATTCTCAAAATAACTTGTTTCAATCACATCTATAATAGACCTTGAGAAATCTTTATCGATAATGATTTGGTTTAATAATTGTATCTGAAAGGTACTCCCCAAATACTCGAAATTTTTGTTTGACGCCATATATTTTTTCTTTTAGTGTATTAATAAATACTACACACTTAAGGTAACATCTAGATATTTTTTTGTTAAATTTTTAGATGAAAAGATGTCAGTTAAATTCATCAACAAGTTTTTTAGGTGTGGGCGTACATCAACAGTATATCTTACCTTTGGAGGGTATACTTTAGCGTCCACTTGTCTATGACAAATTGTCATATCATTTTGTTTGATGAAGATGTTGAAGTACTCTGGCCCGTCAGTATAAGACGTGTCCAAAATAGTTGGATTGTTAATAATTTCGTACATATTGTCCGTCATATACGTTACGGTTTTCAATGATAATTGTGTCTGAATATCGTCTTTAAATTCACGAAGTAAATCATAAAGTTCCAATGAGTTTTTTGCCTCATTGTTGTACTCTCTCACGTTAAAAAATCTCTGTACAATGATGTTGTCATTTACCATCATTAAGAATTCTAATTTTACCGATTCTTGGTCTTTCATAGTTTTAATTAATTGTTTTTAAAATTTCTTTTTTCTTTTCTTGTTAGTTTCATAAAGGGTCTAACAAAATTAACCCACGCATCGTCCCCCTTCGGTAGATACTTAAAAAACCCGTCTTCCATCATCATCTTGATAAGGTTTCTATAACCCCTCCCATCAGGGTCTAAACTTTCCTTATAATATAATTCAACAAGTTCTTTAGCATCGTCAGTAATCAATGGATTTGATAAATTTATGATTTTTTCGTTTATAACAAAATATTCATCACCATAAACACCACTCTTAGTTTTACCGGATAATAAATTTTGTAGTGTTTTATTATCTTTATTTTCCTTCAGTAGAATTTCAGCCTTTTCTAAAATATCGGTAATCGAAACCGGTTTCTCAAGCAACTCAGGAAAAAACTTAATAAGTGTTTTCTCACCTAACCCATATATTCCATCAATATTATCTGATTTGTCTCCTGATAATATCTTATAAGTTCTAATATTTTCGTGCGGAAATTCATAAAAATCACATTTGATTTTACTACCAAGTGTGTACGTCTCTTTAGTTCTTGGATAATATACCGACACCTTATCGGAAATAAGTTGAGTAAGGTCTTTATCCCCCGAATAGATGGTCTTTTGTTCGTTCTCCGAGATTTGGCAATAGTAAGCAATCAAATCATCCGCTTCGTTATTATCTACGTTGATTTGTCTTATATAACATTCCTCCAAGTATTGTTTGATTCTCTCTTTCTGTTCAGTGAAAGAATCTAACTTATACTCGTTGTCTCTGTCTCTACGTTGTTCTTTATATTGGGGATAAATAAGTTTACGGGCAGAAGAGTTATCATCACCGTCCCACATAACAACAACCTTATCAAAGTTTTGTTCGTCTATGAATCGTCTAATGGTATTCACAAAGTGCCATAAGGCACCTATGTGTTTTCCATTGTGATAATAATCTTTAACCCCGTGGAATCCAATTTTTACTAAATTGTTTCCGTCAACCAAAAGTGTTTTAGTCACTTGTTTTTGTTTGTATTCGTTACTATAATATTTTGTTACTTTTTTTCAAATTATCCTCAGCCCATAATGGTTGAAGATTTTCATAATGACACAACTTATAAAGTTCGTCTTCTGTTTTTGCCGATGATAATGGAATGATGTGGTCAATATGCCACTCACTCCTGTTATCCCAACTCATACCATCCGTAAATTGGGTTTCTAAATGTTCTTTTAAAAATTCCGGAGAACATCCTACGATGTCAAAAGTTTTGTTTTTTTTGGAAATTTTAAGAATATTTAAATATTTCCATATCCTACATCTCATCCGGTTTGTTAAATTAAAAACAGGGTCTTTATCTCTCCTATCTTTTCTTTGTTCTTGTTTTCTTGATTTATAATTTTCACGATATTCTTTTCTTTTTTCCGGATTTTTATTTAACCAATTCCCTCTCATTTCTTTAACTTTTTCCGGATTTTCTTCTCTCCATTTCTTGTGACGATTATAAACCCATTCAGGATTTTTTTTAGTCCAATTTCTAGTTAATTCTAAAACTTTTTCAGAATTATTTTTACGGTAATCAACACTTCTTTTATTATTACACTCTTTACAAGAATATAACAACCCATCTTTTGATAATTTTGAATTACCGAATTCACAAACTTGTTTTTCTACCTTACATTTAGAACAAACTTTAGTTTCCATTTTTAATTATCTTCTTTTTCTTCTTTTAAATCAAAATCACCATCAGTGCCAATAATGGTTTTCCAATAATCGGCATACTCTTTTTTGTATTTTTCAATATTTGATTTTTCTTCAGCAGTATCTTTACCCGCAATAAATCCGTGTGGAGTTACAATTATCTTACCATCATCATAACCAAGTCCGTTAATATGATTTTTCATAACTGAAACTTTTGTTCTTGAAGCGAATTTAATAGTTCTTTTATCTTTAGTTGCTGTGATTTTAGTTGTACCAGCACCTTTTTGATTACCAAATAAAAACACTAATGACGAATTTAACCAAATAGCCTCACCCCCTTTTGCTTTAATTTTAGGTTGACCAAATGGATTATCCGGTAACTCTACCCAAGGTTGGTTGACAATAATCAAAGTATTTTCATATTTAGAATCCGCTTTACGTGACCCTGATATACGTTGATTAATACCCATACCAATTTTATCAGCTAATGCCGCGGCATTGTGTTGCTTGCCACCTCGACCTTCATATGTCATTTTACAAGGAACTGAACCTACAGAATCCCACATAAAACACAAATTATAATCTAATTCACCCTTTTCTTGAGCATCAAGTAATGAATTAATATAATCAGTAATTTGCTCAATGTAATCAAAATTATTATTGAAGATGTAGAATCCATCCCAATCTAATTCTCCGGTTTCTTCATCAACAACTTCTTCACATTGAAAACCCATTAATTTAGCGTGTTCAAACGACCATTTCTGTTCAGTAATTATGAATACCGGTAAAATACCTTTTTTTTGAGCATCAACAGCAGTTTTTACCAAAGCTGTGGTTTTTCCTGTGTCTGAATGACCCAAGAACATATTTAAGTGTCCAATAGCCGGACCAGGTAATCCAACAGCATCCAAGAAGTCAGGACCTAAATCAAAAAAACTTTGTGGTTTGTATTTTGCTGATGTTGAGAATTTGTCCTTAATGGACTTAAAATCGTGTTTTTTAATTGCCATATGTATATGTTAATTTAATTTTTTAGTTTCTTTAGACAAGTTGGGCACCAAGTAATCTTAGTGCCCAATTTATATGTCTAAGTTTTGTTTGATTAGAACGGCATATCATCTTCCGGTTCATCACCTAATTGAGGGTCAATCGGAGCAGATGGTTTAGAACCACCAAAAGATACTTCACCCTCGTCAGAGTTACCATAGTCGTAACCACCTTTGTCAGAGTTCCATTTTGGAGTTTCACCTCTTGCAATAGCTTCTAAGTACTCAACCGGTTTTTTAGAGTAAACATCTTCCCAAGTTAATTCATCGTTAATCCAACTGTCAGCAGTTGTTTTATTTTCGTGAATTGGTGCCGCATCATCATACATAACCGTTTGAATCACTGTATAAACCGCCCCTTTTGGAGTTTTAGCTTTAGTTAATTCTAAGATAAGGTCTCTACCTTTTTCAGGGTCAGCAATGTCTCCTTTGTTTCTGTAGATAGGAATGATTTTGTCATAGATACCTTCATTTTTGTAGTTAGATTTGAATCTCCAAAATTTAACACCGTCTTCTTCGTTATCTCTATCAATAACTTTAACAATATAGAATTTACGCGACAAGTAATTTGAAGCTAATTTTTTATCTTCTTCTTTACCTGTTGAACGAAGTTCTTCGTAAACCTCTGTTAAAGGTGAACGCTCATTGTCATTTTTCCCTGGGTCATAAAATTTTTGGAATTTTCCATCAACTTGAATCTCGTGGTACCAAACTTCTTTAAATGGTGAAGAACCATCTGTGGTTGGTAAGATTCTTAATCTTCGTTGCCCTTGAGTTTCCTTATCTGAAAGGATTGCCGCGAAGTATTTTTTCATTCTTTCTTCTTGTGTAAATTTTGAGGTAGAAGAAGTACTACCTTGTTTAGCTTTCTCGTATTGAGCTAAAACTGCGTCTAATGAATTTGTCGCCATAGTGTTTAAAATATTTAAAGGTTTATAAAAGTATAAGTGTCAGCCGTGTGTTTGTCAAATTGTTTTAGAAAATAAAACGGACCTAAGTCCGTCTTATTTATCTTAGTTGTTGGAATGATGTTGGTTTACCTTCATCACCAAAATTTCTAAATGTTTTTTTAATTTCAATTGGTGAATAATCTTCAACATCGTCTTGTGTTAAAATATATTCATTTTTTCCGGATTTTTCCATATCTTCTTCTTTGTCATCAAAGAATTGACTTAATTTTTGGTTGAATGGTCCCGAATCTAAACTTCTAAGTTCTAATTTTTCTTGAGGAGTTTTTTCTCTATATTTTTCAACCTTCATTTCTAAGTCATTTAATTTACTCATAATACCATCCATTTCACCTAATTTATTTTCTAAATTATCTAAATGTTGGAATAAGTTTTCAAAATACTCTTCTTGTTTTTGTTCAACTTTTTTCTGAGATTTTACTAAATCGGTAATATCCATTTCTTCAGTTTTACCTTCGGAATCTCCTTCACCAACTTTTTCTACATCCGGGTCATTTTCTAAATCAACAGGTTGTGGTCCCGCAGGAGCTGCAGGTGCCGCAGGGGCAACATTTGGGTCAGCAGGTGCCGGAGCTCCTCCTGCCGGTGCAGCGTTTGGGTCTTCACCCGGAGCTGGTGGTAATGTAGCATCTTGTTCAACAATATAACTATTGATTGAATTATATCTAGCAATTTCTTCTAAAATTCTATTATCTACTTTTTTCATTTTATCCGTTTAATAATTGTTTTACACCAGTTGTTGTTTCAACTTGTATTTTTCTATTTTGACTCATAGTATTGTCAACTCTTTCAATTAGACCATCTTTCATTCTAATTGTGTAACAATCACCTGAATCTAAATCGCAAACTTGTTTTGAACCGTTACCCATATCTTTTTCTGTGGTACGGGTTTTTTTACCTAAGTAATTCTCTAATAATGATTTTGTATCCATAATCTTTTTTATATATAAATATCTGTTTATTTGTAAATGTTATTTTATCTCAAAACTAATAGTATAGTCATTCCAAATTGATTGTTGTCTTGAACTTTCTCCAACATTAGTTATCGGTAAATCAAGATTTGCATAAATCCATATATGGTATTCATATTTCCCGACTAAATCTTTTTGAGCTGTCGTTACCCCACAACCCTCATCATCTAAAATATTTTGTCTAGTTATTGTAAATGTTTGCTTATCTTGTGATATAAATTCATCTAATCTGTGTCCTGACCCCTCAGAAGCACCACATTGTGATGTAACTTTATAATATTCATATTCGGCCAACACCATATTCCATAAACCAGCATTTGGTTTTATGGTAACAGTTAATTTATTAAATAAACCCCCAACAGTGTCAACCACAAAATCAAATGGGTTTGGAGCAGGAACATTTGCGGGTGGTGGAGTATTTGTGTAATTACCCGATATCGGATTAAATTTTTGAATGGATTCTTGAACATTGCTTTCAATTGTTTTAATATCTGTAGAACTCATTGATGTATAAACTGATTCCGGACTTATACCCGCATCTCCGTTTAATATAATAAATTTAGTAATATCTGTTGCGGATATACTCTTAATATTACCAATTCTTTTTTCATATCTAGAAATTAAAAAATCAACATTTTGATTTAAACTATCAAACGTAACATATGGTGTATTTGAATCCCCACAATAATATTTTTTAGTTGTAAAAAAAGGTTCAACAGATGGACCCCAATCTTGTAATAAATCCACACTACTATAATTATTAAACTGAGACTGCAACAAACCACTTTGAGATGACCTTAAATACATTATTGCAAAAACAACATATCTTAATTGTTCTGGAGCACCTTTGGTTTTTGTCGATATTAAATCAACAACTTCTTTATAAGTTGCACTAGTACTTAATTTATTCTCAGTAATTGTAAATTTATCATACTTATTATTCTTAACTTTAGGTTCTCTACTTGGAGGACATTTAGAACTATTACTTTGAATTGTCGCGTCTTTTTTAGTATTTTTATCTACTTTCTCATTAACTTGTTTTTTAACATTAGAATTTGTCGTAGTCGCAGTTGTTGATTTAAGTGCCTTTTCTTTTTCTTGTTTATCTTTTTTATTTTTCTCAACAATTGATTGTAATAATGTAGTCTTAAGAGATTGAATATAATTATCTATTTTAGGTAAAGATGTCATAGGTTGTCTTATACCTTCAAACGTTGTTTGGAACATTCCTGGTGATATTGAATGATTTACTTTCTGTATCATATAAGGACCACTAAACATTGGGACGTGTCTTAAATTAAAATACATTGTCGGTTGTATCATAGCATTACCCATCATAGTAACTTGACAAGAATAACTTCTATTTTTGTATAAATTATATAACGATACATTTTGTGTCGCCCCACCTCTATTATCTGACTGATTAGCCATTTTATTTAAAACTTCTAATGATTCTGCCGTAGGCGTACCTGCATTTTGTGTAACATTAAACCCGTTAAAAATAGATTGATTTTGTGGACCAAAATCAACATTAAACCCTACAACTTTATTTGACTTATCCCAATCATTTTTACCTATTAGATTTTCAACCAATGGATTGTCAACTCGTCTTAAATCAAACGCGTCATTTCTATATCTGAAATCTACATTTTCTTTCAAATCAAGTTGTTCACTCGGTTTACCAGCATAAAAACAAACCATTTTAGCTGACGAATTTCTAGTATCAACATCCATAAATGTTCCAAACATTATATTCGCAAATTCTAACGTCCCATCAGGTTTTGGTTTTGGGTTTTTGACAGCGTCTTGAACATTATAAAAATTAACATATGATGGTAAATTCATAACAACAAAGTTATTTCTCACTAATATAGTTTGAACATATGTTAACATTGTTGAAGTTACATTAATACCTTTTAAATCATCTTGTAATTTTTGAATGTCAACAAGAATTTTTGTTCCAACATCTCGGCTAGCTCTATCCAACAATAAAACATCTTCAAAAAATGTTTTATTTTTAAAATCAAACCCGGCAATCCATTTATCATTAGTTGCCTTAAATGATTCCCATAATTCAAGTTTAGATTGTTTACTCTCTAAAACAGTTTCAGGTTTAGTTTGAGGTGTAAAATTAACATTTGGTAAAGCTTTTTGTAATTTAATCATAAGATTATTAATTACTCTATCATTAAACGAATCCAAATTATCTAAGTACCCATTCATTAATTTGACAAACTTATCATAATTTAAAGTTTTATCTTTTAATTTTTGAGTAGCATATATCTTAATAATTGGTGCCAATTTTTCAATATTATATACGTCAAAAGCAACATTACAATCAATAAAGAAATCTGTAATATAAGACCCCGAATCTTTATAAGTTAATTCAGGTATTTCAGAAAAACCAACATAAGTATCTAACGCCTTCCATTCTAATGGATGAGTATTTACCGAATTATTAAACGTAGTTCCACTAGGTAATGAATTTGGTGTTACATAGTTATAATAATCCCACGTAACCGGTGTTTCTATTTTATGATTTGTTGAAAAGGTATAAAATAATTGTTTATTAAATGAAGATGGATTACCTAATTTAAAATAAACATCATAATTTAAAAATTGAGTAATAATATTATTAATCTTAGTCAATTGTTTTTCCTGAATACTACTTACAAATTGTTCATTGGTTGTTGTAGTATTTGTAATTTTCATCATATTTCTCATTAATGATTGAAAATTTTTAAACGATTTTTCAGTTTCGGTTGCTGTAGAATTTTTATCTACATTATAGTCATAAACAGAAATTGTAAAATTTAAAAATTCCGTTTCAAAATTATCTAAAGCGTCTCTATCAAAAACCGATAAAAATTCACTCATTTTGGTATATTGGTTTACCTCCCCATTAATTGAGAAATTTTCTTGAGCACTTTGTCCATTCCAAACTTGTTTTAAATAGTGAATTGGTTCCGGTTTAACAACTTTACTATTATCAAAATAACCATAATTAGGTGCCGACCAAAATAATCTAGCCGACCCATTATACATAGAAGTATTACCGGTTAAATCATACACTAATTCACCTAATATATTGAAACACTCATTTTTTGTTTGATTAATAAGACCACCATTTGATGGCATTACGTACATATATTGCCCATAATCCGCAGTAACCGACACTGACCAGGGAATTACTTTATTAGTTATACTATATGCTGTAGGTACTCCCATAGTGTTATCAATTACTGCCTCAGGGACATAATTTAAAACAAGACCCTCAGTAAATCCACTTTGTATATCATTACTAGTATAACCTTTGAATATATTAAATCCTTGATAAAATACATTAAAGTCATTAATTAATTTAGGATAAAATCCGGTATTAATTGTTTGAGTATAACTAACTCCACCAGCCGTCGTAGCTGTGGTCGAAGTTTCCAATACCATAGTTGTTGCAGATGTTTGTCCCGGAATGGTAAAATTATAAACCGTAGATGTTTTACCACTAACAGGGTCATAATTATTTACGGCATCAAAATTTTTCCAAGAATTACTTAATATATCTACATTAGTATTAACATATGTTTTATAACGATGCCAAATAGAACCTATTTTTAATACCCAAGCATACGGAACTTTATGTAACGCAGCAAATTTTTTCATAGACGCAAAAATGTAATCTAAATTTTCGTCAGAATAATTTGATTCATTTCCGGTATATGTTTTATATTTTTCTCTTAATGTTGATAAAGGTAAACTATTAATAAATAAATAAGCCGAGCTAATATATGGGTTAGTAACACCATTTTTAGAATTTTCAACACCCTCTTGAATTGAGTTTATAAAATATGGTGTGTTAAAAATTGACGTAGTTTGGTAATTACTAACAAGACCACTATAATTTAAATATTTAACATCCCCCTCAGTCGGTAATTGATTTGTATAACTTCTAGTACTATAAAAATTTCGCAAATCATTATCAACAATCTTTGGCATTACAACATTTTTATATACAAAATTAGTTATTGGCTTTTTACTATCCTGAGATTGTGCATCACTAAAATTTGTAATAACTTTTTTATTTGGGTTATATAGTAATGTTTTAGTCGTATTGAATGCTAATTTCTCATCAATAGCAATACCATTTGCTAAATTATCTTGAACCCAAGTTTTATCAGTAAATGGATAAATGTCCGTAAAATCATATTTGTTTGATGTCGTTGAATTTGAAACGTAATCAACAATATCTTTTTCATTGTTTACTGAAACCAATGGCTGTGATTTTGAACTATTAATAGTATCAATAGATATGAATTCAAAAGAAGCATTCTCAACAGTATTCTTAATGTATGCAGTATTAAAAATCCCTCGTATATAATTTTGCCAACTCTCCGAAACCCCCTCATTTGAAATATGTTTTAACACATTTTCAAAATTAGCGGAGTTCAGATTATATTCTTTTAAAGTTTTAATTAATTCAACATCACCATTATCAGACAAACTATTTTTAATGTTAATAGTCTCCCCCTCTCCAACAACATTTGAAATTTTATCCGCCTCAGACGTTAAATTATTGGTTCTATCTAATTTAGAATAATGAGATGTTAATAATACTCTTTCATATATTTCATATATAAATTTAGTAACCACTTTATTTTGATAAACTTCATTACTAATTGGAAATTCAATAGCACTTGAGGATACTCTTTCCGGTTCAGTTAATGAATTAGATTTATTAGTTGGTGGAGGTGGTGGTGGAGTTTTTTGGGTTAATCCATTTATAAATTCTTCAACAAATTCGATTTCAGGCCAAACATCATACAAATAACCTTTAGTTTCACCAATAATATCACTATCACCAGGATATCTTAATTCATATTTTTCTTGACCATTTTCTCCCGGAGTCTCTTTAATTACTTGAGGCCAAGGATAGACAGGCTGATTTTGGTCATCACCTGAATTTAAACTATCAGCGCTTGCATTCGCAACTTGTTTATTAAAAATAACACCTTTTCTAATTTTACTATCTCTTTGTTCCCAAGCTTTTGTGTGAACATCATCTAATAAACGTAAAAAAGCTTCTCCATTAGCAAAAACAACCGCCAACACATTTCTAATATTTGGAACAAACCCAATACCATTATCTTTATTTTCTAATAATTCTGCTAAAGCTTTTGTTAATTCATCTTCAATTCTATCTTTATTAGTTTTTAAGTCTTTATTCATTTTATCTGTTAAATCGATAAATGAATTTCCACCCTCAAATACAAAATATTGAGATACAACTTCTTTAGCACCATTTTTAAGAGTTACTGTAGTATTATTAAAAAGATTTGTATTTTCTAACTCAGCTTGAAATTTTGTTAAATCTTCCGGAGTTGGACTACTATTCTTTCTTTGTAATTTATAAGTTTCAGTTAAATTAATATCACTAGAATTAATTTGTATTGGAAATACTGTTTCATATTTAATATTATTAGGTATTGAACATTTAGTTACTTTACCATTAATTGTGTAACTACCCTTACCATTCACATTACCACAAGTGACATTTTCATTAAGTAACGTATTATATTTATCAATAATACCTTTTAATTTTGAAATAGCTTCGCTTTTCTTTTGACCATCTAATTCTTTTTTAAACGTATAAACTTTGGTACCTAATTTATTTAAAATATAATAATTTGTGGTATCCATAAATTCATAAAACCACGAATTTTTTACCGTGTAAAACACCTCTTTTTGGTAACTTAATAAATAATTACCATAAGTTTCTAAATTAGTTAACGGGTCTAAATTTTGTTTAACAAACGAATCAAGAACATTTTTAATAAAATTATCAATTCTATCTTTCATTTGCATTAAAGTAATTTCAGGGAAATCATTTGGAATTAAACCTTTAGATTTATATTCACTATACATTTCTTTAATTTTTTGATATCCTCTTTCAACCACAACATTATCAGTTTTGGTTGTTGTACTTGGACCACCACTAGTTTGACTAATAGTAAATCTTGATTGATACATATGAGGAGTCGCTAATAAAGCTCCCATTGTAACATCGGATAAAACTGTATATTTGTAGGTATAGAATTTTAAAGAAACTGTAAAATTTGCGGTATCGGCATTATATGTTGTTGTAAAGTTTTGTAACATCAATGCTAATTTAACCGCTTTACCATAATATCCTTTTATTGTTAAATGAAATAATGGATAGGGTAAATTAAAAAAGGCTGCGTATGGTGAGTTATCACCCGCTTCAAATAATGCACGACCTTTAACATCAACTAATTGAATATCAATTGATGGTAAAAAATCCAAACCTTGTCTAATATTAATTGACGTTATACCTAATAGACCATTATCTGTTGCACCCGGTTTACCTCCGGAACTAATAGTTTGTTTAATGTAAAAATCATCACTATTATTTGGATTTGTAACACCCTTAAATGTTGGTTGATTAACCCCTTCACCTTTAATCGCGTCTTTACCTGTTAACTCATCAGTGTATGAATTATCTAAATACGGTTTATCTCCGGGCTTTAAAAAATTAATTTTAGCAATCGATACTGTCTTGATTGAATCGTTATTTCCTACCCCAATTGCTAATTTAGTTCTTGGTAATACATTACACTCAAGATTAGCATACATTACTAAATCTTCTTGTTTAACATATCTATCCATTACTTTATTATCGCTATCAATAACTTTGTTTGGGTCAATAATTGTTATATTATTGTAGTCAAATTCGACTAATATATTTTCAGGTTTACCTACCATAATAATAGAAATGATTATCTAATTGCGATTTATATTCTTGTAAAGATGATACTAAAGGAAATGGGATTGTCAATATAGCACCATCCGGTATATTCCATTCCTCACCCCCAAAAATAGGATTTGCGGCAAGTATTAACCACCCAAAAGTTGGTGTATTATAATATTGTTGAGATATCTTATCCAATCTAGATTGACCAATCTTGTAAATATATTTTTTATCAGATGATTTACTTGAAATCGAAATGTATGGAACGACAGTTTGTTCACCATTTAATAAAAATTGATTATATCTATTATAGTTTTGTCTATTATTCATTTTTAATTAAATTGAGTTTTATCCGTCCAAGTTTTTTTATCACCACCATTATTACCACTATATAGTAATTTTAAATTATCACTTTGTTGGGCATTTGTTGACGAAGGTTCTGTTGTATAAGTAAATTTACGAGTTTTACCTTTTTTATAAAGGTTTTCAACCGCAAGATAGTCTCTATATTCTTTGCTCTTTTTAATAGTCGTATAAACTTTTTGTTCCGCTTCTAATTCTGTTTTTACTTTAGTATTAAAATCATTAACAATTTTATTAAATTTCTTCAATAAACCTGGCGTTGATTTATCCATATCAGTTGTAATAATTGATGATTTAAAAGTATTAAATTTATCACTATTGTTGAATATCTGTGACATAATCATAAAGAATCGTTTTCCAGGTAAATCTGTTGTATCAAAAACACTTGATGTTGAGTTAAACCCACCTGGTTCATTATACCCATCATATATAATTTGATTATCAGTAATAAATCCTTCAAATTTTATTATATTATTTGAAACCGTTTGATAATCATTCCATAATTCATCATAGGTGTCTAACGGTAAAGGATTACTTGATTTATCAACTTCGGTTGTTGCTGAAATATTATATACTTTAGGTTTAGTATCAATTATAACACCATCGGATAATGTTGTAACATAATTAATTTTTCTAAATACTTGAACCATATCCACTTGTTGTTGAACAACATTTGTTACAATAGCATTAACACCTAAACTAAAATCCGCTTTGTAATCATTTAGATAAGTTTTTAAATTTGTTTTAACACTTCTAAGTGTTGCATCATTGAAGTTATCCGCAATTAAACCTAATATAATAAAATTAGTATCATTATTGATATCTTCAATTGTTTTAGT